CTTACAACATAGGCTCAGGCGGTTATTTAAATGTAGCTAGATATGGCGGAACGGTTGCTTATTTTAATAGAACAAGCACAGACGGAGCTATTCAAGAGTTCCGCAAAGACGGCTCATCCGTAGGTAGCATTGGTACTTTCACTGGTTATACAACAGTAGGTGGAAATACAAACGGTGGCTTAATCTTTAGAAACGGTGAGATTCTACCGTGGAACAATGCTAGTGGCGCTTATTCAAATGGTGGGATTGATTTAGGAGATGGTAACGCTAAGTTTAAAGACCTCTACCTGTCAGGCTCTGTCATTGCAGATGGTTCTATTTTAAGTACAACAGGTACAGCCGCCGCCGCCGCGATTAGACCTAATAACGATATTAACTGCGGTATTTTCTTCCCAGCCGCTAACACTTTTGCAGTAACAACAGACGGAAGTGAAGCCTATCGAGTAGACCCTTTTGGCAACCTGTTGGTGGGTAAGGCTAGTTTGGACTTTGGCGCTACTTCAGGACAAGAGTTTAGGGTTGATGGTCGCGTGTTTATAGGACACTCTGGTGCAGGGCATTTTGTTAATCGTATCGGCTCTGATGGCTCTATTTCAGAGTTCCGCAAAGACGGCGCAACCGTAGGTAGTATTGGTGTTAATGGTGGGTATATTTATACTGGCTCTGGTGATACAAATATTAGATTTCATGCTGGAGTAGATGCAATTCTTCCTGCCAATGCTGGTGGAGCAAGTAGGTCCGAAGCTATTGATTTAGGAACTAGTGGGGCTAAATTCAAAGACGCTCATTTTTCGGGGACTGTGAACACCGAAGCAGTCAGCACAAACTCCCTAGACCTCCAAGCCATAGCAGAATCCAAGTCTGACACTGCCGTAGACGTATTCGTCTATGACACTAGCAAGGACTCTGACGGTGGTGCATGGAGACACCGCACACAAAACACTAGCTGGTACAACGAGACGTTAAACACTAGCACTCGTGGTGCAACTAAGAAGTTTCCAAGCGTTGCTGTGATTGTTGTAGAAAGTAATCAGCTTACAATCTACGATGGTGATGACCCTGATATGCCGATGTGGATGGTATTTGATGGATCAGATTACTCTATGCTTTCAAATACTCATAATGGAATCACCGGTGCTATCATGAAAGATGGTAGCCTAGTCGTAATATCTACCTCTGGATATAATCATGGTGGTGTATCTGTAATAAACTTTATTAGTGATTATGCGTATCTAAAGACAGCTGGATATACAAAAGAGAATGCTACGGGCATCGTAAATAGAGACAATGCATTTTATGGCACTGCCGGCAGTTATACTATAGTCAACAATTACGTCAACGACGTAGCCATGACCGTCCTACCCAACGCACCAATCGACGCTGACACTGGACTACCTGTGCCAACCATAGCGGTTGCTACTAATAGTGGTGTGAGTGTTATTAAGGATGATGGGACTGTTGTTGATATTATAAACACCACGGATTCAGCCTACCAAGCTTCCTATACGATTGACTTCATAGGTACAGATGAGATTATCTTTGGTATGGATACTAGTACCGGCGGACGGGTTATGAGGGTTCATAGTATACCTTCTTCTGACGAAAATATAGGAACTAATTGGTACGAAAGGGGTACATCTAAGCGTTTCTATAAAGGCTATGCCATAGGTAGCTCTCCTGATCTATACATCTTGGGAGAAAACTCTACAAGTAAAAAACATGTTTTAGATGGTGTTATTAGCAGTAACTTAGGACTAACACTACTAGACGAAAACACAACAGCCCCGACCAATGGTGCAGTAGCTTATATCAACTCAGAATACAACACAGGTTGGATGAACGGTGACATCAAGTTAGCTACCCTTTCGGATACTGATGATACAAATATTACTGGGTCTGAGTTGGTTACTAATGGTACGTTTGCTAGTAATACTACTGGGTGGTCTCAAAGCGGGTCTACTCAAGGAACGTGGGCAGTAACATCAGGCGTACTGCAAGGCACGGGTGCAACGGGATTTAGTAATTATTTATCGGCTCCGATTACTTGTGTAGTCGGCAAGACTTACACTTTCTCTCTTGATATTACTGCTATCGGGGGTGCGGATACTTATATAGGAATTGGCGATACACCGTCAGGTCGGGCAAGAGGTGATGCTTACGTTCACGAAGATGTTGTTGGCACTTACAGTTCAACATTTATAGCAACACAAACAACACATTATGTAGTGATACAGACTAAAGCAGGAAATTCTGATTCTGTAGACAACATCTCAGTACGCCTAGCAGAAGAAGACCGCAGTGTTAACGGCAACGGTCTCCAAGTATTCGGCACAGTCACTAAGACGGCTGTAGCAACGGGTGCTGACCTTGTGGGATATAGTGGTTGGTCTGCGAGTAACTACTTAGAACAGCCAACGAATTCCAATATAACTTCCTTAACTTCTTTTAGCTTTATGGGCTGGATTAACACAACTCAATCGAGTACTCATGGATATTTATTTTCTTTAGGAGGCAGTGCAGATGCTAGGGGCTTGGCAGTTAATGCAGGTGATGGGAAGTTGTATACATGGGACCCTACTAATGGTCAGGATGTCTTCACAAAAGTAATCAATGATGGTTCTTGGCATTTTGTTACTTTTATTAATCATCCCACCTCTAGGACTATCTATGTGGACGGGGTATTGGATTCAACTATTCAGGTTTCATCGTATACGACTACTTCAGATTCGCAGTTTAGATCAGGTGTTTGGAAAAGTGCTGGCGGGTCTATAAGTAATGTATTTATAGGGAACCACGCCCTTCAGCGATTATCGGCGACAATCCCAACCGCTGAACAAATCGCCAAAATCTACAACGATGAGAAGCACCTCTTCCAAGAGAATGCTAAAGCTACCCTGTACGGCACTTCAGATGCTGTCACAGCACTCGCATACGATGACGATACTGAACTACTCCACGCGGGTACAAGCGCGGGACGTAGCGTATTCCAAGGACTCCGACGAGTTGAAAATACAACAGACGCTGTAGGCTCGGCAATCAGTGCCAGTAACGGTCTAGTGGCGGAGGATTAAGAAATGACAGTAAAAATTACAAAACCAGAGATCAATGTTCGCGAGCAACTAAACGAACTCAAGAAACCTACGGGTGTAGCTGGTGAGGCTATGCTCCGTGCTGAGACACCGCAAGAACAGTTTAATCTGATCGGTGCTGGTCGTAGGAATTTGTTGATTAATGGCGGTTTTGATGTCTGGCAAAGAGCTTCTAGCAACACAACCAACAGCGGGTACAGAAGTGTCGATAGATGGGCGTTTAATACATATACGGGCGGGGCATTTACCGTATCTAAAGAGACAGATAGTACGTTTGGTAATGTTTTAAAGTGGAACAGGACAACTGCGGATACCTCCAATACGAACGCAGGAAACTGTATACAGCAACCGATAGAAAATGCTAAGTATCTTGTTAAAGGAAAGCCTGTAACAGTAAGTTTCTGGTTAAAAAATGAAAAGACAGTATTGCGCTCTGGGTTTGTTAGATTCCGCATTACCGCGTCCCCGTATACACATTTAACTCCAGCCCAGTATTGGGAAAGTGGTAGTAATGAGTGGGAGTATCACTCGTTTACCTTTCAGACATCCGAAACTGTCAATACAGACCATGTAGAGCTTCAAATCCAAATGGATAATGGCTCTTCTATGGGGGCAATGTTTATAGCCCAGTGCCAGTTTGAACTAGGCAAAGTAGCCACCCCATTCGAGCATCGTTCATACGGCGAAGAACTGGCGTTGTGTCAGCGGTATTATTACAAGACAGACATAATCCGATACTTAAATCTCGGTCGTTATAATAATAATACAGGGTCTGGACTGGCTTGGTGGAATCATCCAGTTTATATGAGAGCCGCTCCAACAATGTCTACTGTCGGTACTTGGAATACAAACACAGGGTATAGCGGCGCTTTATCATACGCAGGAATAAGCAAAGACGGATGCCAAGTAAATTCCTCCGTTAGTATTTCTGCTAATCAAATGGTGTATGCACACGGTGCCAGCATAGCAGGGGATGCAGAATTATGAGTTATTCATTTATTACATCGGATATGGGCGAAACTAGTTTGTACTGTTCTTCTACAGAAAAGTTTACTCCCCTAGACCCAGCAAACTCGGACTACCAAAGAGTACTCAACGATATTATCGAACAAGGCGCTGACTGCTTTGAAGGCGACATACCTACTGACCTACAAACTGCCGCAGATACAAAGCAATTTGCACAGCAAGTAAGCGCCTATGTGTCAGCAACGGCTCGCATAGCTCAATACCAGCTATCCGTAGGTCGTGAAGAAGTTGTAGAAAGCCTACCCACAGGCGAGCAAGTATACAGCGAAGAAACTTTCGAGATGGAAGATGTGATGGCTGATTTTGTCACTCAGACTGCTATCGAGCCTCTGGAAGCTACTGTGGAAGTCACTGTACACGGTGATGACCCAGAAGCAGAGCCTACTGTAGAGACAATACCCAACCCCTTAATTGTAGCGGACGACGCAGAACGCGCCGAAGCACAGGCTGTTATAGACAGCACCCCAACCCCCGTTAAAACTTATGTAGAGGAACAATAAAATGGCAGTAACTTACACAGTAGTACAATTAGAGCGCAATGCAAGTGACGATGGTGTAATCGTTGCCCATTGGCGAGCGTCAGACTCAGAAGAATCAGGATCAGGTGATGACGCAGTCAGCCATTACGGATCATCCTACGGCACTTCTTCCTTTAGCCCAGACCCAGAAAGCGAATCGTGGGTAGCATTTGCAGATATTACTGAAGAAATGGCTATCCAATGGTGTAAAGATTCTATGGGAGAAGATCAAGTAACTTCTCTTGAAGCATCTATTGCAAATCAGATTGCAGAGTCTAAGGCTCCTTCGGTCGTTGCAGAAGTGCCTTGGTAATCAATGGGCATATTAAGTCAGATATTAGGCAGTGGTGATGTAGTCAGTAAGGGCTTAGATCTTATTGATAGCTTTCATACGTCCGAAACAGAAGCTATCGAAGCAAAAACTAAGGCGAAGACTGATCTCTTAAGCAGTTACGCACCGTTTAAAATTGCTCAACGGTACTTGGCTTTAATATTTGGGTTTACGTTCGTTGCTTCATACTTAATGGTTTTAGCTTTGTTCTTTATGGATAAGGACATTGGTCCTGTTCAGGAATTAATCAGCGCATTTAAGATTGACTGGATCATGTTAACGATTGTGGGTTTCTATTTTGGTGGTGGCGCCTTTGAAGGTGTCATGAACAAGAAGGATAAAAAGTAATGGCAGGTTTTAAGCTGCAAACATTTAGCGGACAGGCACCTAAGGTGTATGCTCGCTTACTGCCGGATGATATGGCACAGATTGCTACTAACTGCCGACTTGATTCTGGCAGGTTAGAGCCTTGGAAAACCAATGCATCGGCTTCCATTTCTGTTGTCGGGTCATACACAATATCTTCTCAAACAAAAACCTTGTTTAGATATAGCAGCTCGATATGGATGGGCAGCAACTATGATATAAACATCGTAAGGTCTCCTGTTGCAGAAGATCCGCACGAAAGAATTTATATTAGCGGTTTTACTTATCCTCAAATGACCACCGCTTCTATAGTGGGAGCCAGTCAGTACTATCGCTTAGGCATCCCAAAGCCAGCAGACCTAACGTCCGTAACACTGTCCCCAACAACATCAGCCAATGTTGATACAGAAGTTCCGCAGTCAAGATCGTACATTTTTACGTACGTTTCTGCGTACGGTGAGGAAGGTGTCAACTGTGATGCGGAAGCTGCTCAAGTAGTAGATGTTCACACAGACCAAACTGTCACCTTAGATTTCCCACCCAACCCTTCTGGTAATTACAACCTGACTCTTAAGCGGGTTTACAGAACGGACGCAGGGGGAACGTATAGGTTTGTTCAGGACGTTCCTATAGCGACAGATACATTCGCTGATACTGTGACTGAGGTGAATTTGGGTGAAGAGATTCCGACCTCGACGTTTGATGCTCCACCAGATGATGACGCGGCAGATCATAAAGATGGTCCCTTGCTTGGTCTAGTGTCTATGCCTAACGGAATCCTTGCAGGTTTCTCTGGTCAAACAGTTTCATTTAGTGAGGCGTTTCAGCCTCATGCTTTTCCTGATGAGTACAAGCTAACAGTTAAGTCTGACATCGTTGCACTAGCGCCCCTTAATACAGGCTTGTTGGTTCTTACAAAAGAAAAGCCAGCAATCATTCAGGGTCTAGACCCCTCCTCCATGAGCATGATGGAGGTAGACAGTTCTTTGTCATGTGTCGCTAAAAGATCTGTTGTCGATATGGGTGAGTTTGTTATGTACGCATCGCCTGACGGTATTGTTATGGCTAACGATAACGGACTAAGCCTTATTACAGAGCAGTCGCTAACTAGAGATCAGTGGCAGGAATACACGCCCAGCTCAATTGTAGCGTTTCAGTGGGAGGGTCATTACATAGCCTTCTACACTAACAGCTCAGAAAGCAAAGGATTTATATTCGACCCAAGGGGAGGAAAGAATTCTTTTGTAAAACTAGACTTCCATGCAACGGCTGGATTTAACGATTTAGAGAATGATCAGCTTTATTTAGTGGTTGGGGGTAGCGTTGTAAAGTTTGCTGAAGGAAGTGCAGACTCAAATTTTGTTTGGCGGGGAAAGAAATTTTACACCCCCAGACCAATCAACCCAGCAGTAGCTAAAGTACAGTGTGATAGCTACAGCCCTAATCCTACCATGAAGCTATATGCAGACGGTGTTCTCAAACATACCCAAAGTGTTACAAATAGTAACACCTTTAGATTGCCATCAGGTTACAAAGCTAACGAGTTCGAGATAGAACTAGCAGGCTCAGTACCTATTAATGAAGTATGTGTATATGAGAGTCCGGAGGAAATAGGTGGCTAGAAAAGGCAATATGCCAGTACCGCCAAAATGGGCGGGGCAAGATAAAAGATTTGGCGAAACTATCAAGAACAATCTTGATGTGTTGTGCGGCTATACAGGTGACCCTCTAGATAGGGCTTTGACTGCTAGAGACCTTCTTGATAGTGGTATTGTAAAGTTAGCGGCAGGGTCGAGTACGTTCTCTGGTGGATCGTCAGGTTTAGCGCCAACAACAACCGCAACGACTTACGCGACTCCTCCAGCTCCTACGTCTCTGTCTGCAAGTGGTGCCTTTCAAAATATATTGCTTACGTGGAATCTCGAGATTTACACGGGTCATGCGTACACCGAGGTGTTTCGGTATACCTCAGACTCTGTTGCTGATGCGACTCTTGCGGGTCAGGTATCAGGATTCAACGGCATATTTTCAGACGCTGTTGGTGGAGGGCAGACTTATTTCTATTGGGTAAGAGCAGTAAACCAGAACGGTGTTGCGGGACCATTTAACTCATCTACTGGAACGCAGGGTCAAACACAGACAGATGTAGCAGTCTTGCTTGATATTCTTGAGGACCAGATAACAAGCTCAGAGCTAGCCTCTACCCTATCTACACCAATCGCTACCATACCAACACTTGACGGAAGAATTGATGATTTAGACTCATTCACTGGATACACGTCTACATATAGTGGGAGTAGCATTTTAGCTCGGCTTGGGTTAACCGAAACTTCAGCTACCTCTGCAAATACAGCTGCGAGTACAGCTGCCTCCGCAGCTTCCGCAGCGCAATCTTCAGCCAATGCGGCATCATCTGCTGCAAGCAGTGCTCAATCGACAGCTAACTCAGCAAGCTCAGCAGCATCGGCAGCGGCAACGGCTGCAAGTAATGCTCAATCAACAGCTGACAGTGCGTCATCTAGCGCGTCATCTGTAACCTCCACGGTCACCAGTCTTCAGACGTCAATTAGCACAAGAAATACATCGGTAGACAGCAGCTTAAGTACACTAAACTCTTCAGTATCGAGCATTCAAAGTTCAATAGCAGATATTACTTCTGGCACCAGTGCTGTATACGTACAGTCATCTGCTCCCACTGGAACCATATCTCAGTTCAGTCGTTGGTACGATACCGACGATAACATGAAACCTTACGCATACATTGACGGTGATGGTGATGGCGACAATGAATGGGTAAGTCTTCAAGATCCGCGAATCGCTGCAAATGAAAGTGATGTGACCTCACTGAACGCTGAGGTTTTTAACTCGGATGGAACGTCTCGACTAGCCACATCTTCAGCTTTAAGCACGCTTGATACAACTGTTGTAAATCTTAACGGAACGGTAACCTCTATAGCTTCGGACGTGACAAGTTTGGAAGGAGAGGTATTTAACTCTGACGGTTCCGCTAGATTAGCTACTGGAGCAGCTGTAACAAGCCTGACAAATACGGTAACCACTCAAGGAAATAACATATCTAGCGCCCAAACGGATATTACCGATCTCGAGGGCGAGGTATTTAATTCAGATGGTTCAGCTCGTTTGGCTACTGGAACTGCGTTAACAGGTCTTACGAATACAGTTAGTACTCAATCCGGAACAATCACCTCAATACAGACAGACGTTACAGCACTCGAAGGGGAAGTATTTAACTCAGATGGCTCTGCAAGATTAGCTACAGGATCTGCTCTTACCGGAGTAACTAATTCCGTAACGGCAATCTATGACGGGACCAACGCAAGTGTTGTTAAAAGCGTACAAGATGATGTCACCGCTTTAGAAGGTGAAGTATTTAACTCCGATGGTTCTGCAAGGTTAGCGACCGGAACTGCCTTGTCAGGTCTGACTAATAGTGTCACTGCCATTTACGACGGTACAAATGCCAGTGTCGTTAAAAGCGTACAAACAGACATTACCGACCTAGAAGGAGAGGTGTTTAATTCTGACGGGTCTTCTAGACTAGCTACAGGATCAGCCTTGTCGGGTCTAACTAACTCGGTCACAGCTATCTATGATGGCACTAACGCTAGTGTAGTTAAGACAGTGCAAACTGATGTAAGTGCTCTAGAAGGTGAAGTTTTCAATTCCGACGGTTCGGCAAGATTAGCTACGGGTTCTGCGTTAACAGGTCTAACAAACAGCGTATCGGCTATCTACGACGGGGCTAACGCAAGCCTTGTTAAGACTATTCAAACAGATGTGACTGCATTAGAGGGAGAAGTCTTTAACTCAGATGGTACAGCCAGACTTGCTACAGGTTCGGCTCTTTCGGGGCTTACTAGTACAGTCAGTGCAATTTATGACGGTACAAATGCTAGTGTGGTAAAAAGCGTTCAGGATGATGTGACGAGTCTAGAGGGGGAAGTGTTTAACTCGGATGGCACGTCGCGTTTAGCTACAGGTTCGGCTCTTAGTTCTCTTTCGTCTGACGTTACTGCTATCTATGACGGAGCAAATGCCAGCTTATTAAAGTCTGTTCAAGCGGATGTAAGTTCGCTGAATGGTGCTGTATTTAACTCAGATGGAACTGTAGCTATTGCCACGTCTGCGGCTATTAGCGCATTGAACTCAGATGTAGAGGCAATATACGATGGGACTAGCCCAAGCTTAATCAAGACAATTCAGTCTGATATTACATCTCTTGAGGGTGAGGTTTTTAGTTCCGATGGCTCTGCTCGTTTGGCTACAGGTGCGGCGTTAACTGGAGTCAGCAACTCAGTTACGGCAATTTATGATGGTACTAACGCCAGTGTCGTTAAGTCCGTGCAAACCGATGTAAGTGCGCTAGAAGGCGAAGTATTTAATTCGGATGGTTCGGCTAGACTTGCCACGGGGTCGGCTTTATCTGGACTTACCAACAGCGTAACAGCTATCTACGACGGAACGAATGCTAGTGTAGTTAAGACTGTGCAGACAGATGTAACTGCTCTTGAAGGTGAAGTCTTTAATTCGGATGGCTCGGCTAGACTTGCAACGGGTTCAGCTTTAACTGGGGTAAGTAATTCAGTAACTGCAATCTATGACGGCACAAATGCCAGTGTTGTTAAGTCAGTGCAGGACGACGTTTCAACTTTAAATGGTGCAGTTTTTAATGCTGATGGAACTGTAGCAATAGCAACATCTGCGGCGATATCTGCGCTTTCATCAGAAGTGGAAGCTATTTACAACCCTGAAAACCCTAGTGAAGTGTCTGTTGTAAAAACAATTCAGTCTGATATTACTTCATTAGAAGGAGAAGTATTTAATTCAGATGGGTCTGCAAGATTAGCTACAGGTTCTGCTTTAAATACAGTGTCCAATAGTGTTACTGCAATCTATGATGGCGGAAATGCTAGTGTTGTTAAGTCTGTTCAGGATGACATAACTGATTTAAATAACTCCGTTTTTGATTCTAGCGGAAATGTTTTACTTGCTACTACTTCTGCATTGTCCGGTCTTACTACATCTGTTGAAGCTATCTATAACCCTGACGATCCAGACGCAGTATCACTTGTTAAAACAATTCAAAGCGATGTAACTGATCTTGAGTCAGCAGTCTTTGATTCTGAAGGAGTTGTTCAATTAGCAACGCAAAATTCCATTGATGGTTTAACAACTAGCATTGAGGCTATCTATAATCCAGATAACCCTAATGAAGCGTCTGCGGTTAAGTCGCTACAAGGTAGATCTACAGCATTGGAAGGTGCGGTATTTAATGGCAATCAGGTTAAGTTAGCTACAGTAGATGCGCTAGACGGGTTAACTAATAACGTAACTGCAATATACAACCCCAATGACCCAGACGCGGTTACTCAAATTAGCGCCATACAGGAAAAAGTAACCAGCCTAGATGCTGAGGTATTTAATGCTAACGATACCTCAAGACTTGCTACAGGCAGCGCTCTAGGTGCTCTTAGCAACAAAGTAACAGCTATTTACGATGACTCTACTGATCCCCCTTCAGGTCTTGTTACGTCGGTTCAGTCGGATGTGGTTGATTTAAATAATGCGATGTTTGATTCTGGGGGCAATGTTAAGTTAGCAGGCGCCGGAGCCTTATCTCTGTTAGAAACTGAGGTTTGGGGCAATGGAGTAACGCCTTCTGGTGCGACTTCATCTCGAATAGACACGTTAGATGCGACAATAACAAATCCAACAACAGGTCTTACCGCAACCTCCGGTGCTGTGTCCGTATTAAACACTAGCGTGTACGGTGAGGGTGTAACCCCTCAGGCAGGAGCTTCTAAAATAGACGCTCTCAGTTCAGCCGTATTTGATGAAAATAATAATGTGAAGCTTGCGGATGCTGACGCATTTTCAACATTACAAACAGAGGTTTTTGGTCCCGATGGAAATGTTTCAGCTTCTAGAATCGATGGTTTAAGAGCGGTTCTTTATGACACAGATTCTAATGGTAACGAGCAGCTAGCTTTGGCAACAGCCGCTCAATTTGGGACTCTTAATGCGACGGTAAACAACAGTGGAGCGTTGGTTGATAAGGTCGATAACATAGCGTCATCTATGTTTGTTAATAGTGATACGTCAGGGACATTAAAGCTGGCTACGTCCGAGGCTTTTGACAAAGTACAGACCGAAGTGTTTCCGAATGGTGATAGTAATGCATCTAGAGTTTCGCAGTTATCAGCAGCACTTTGGGATCAAGGTAATCCAGATAACGCTGTCTTATTAGCTGGAGCTGACTTTGCGTCAAAAATAAATCTAGAGGTATTTGGGTCTGAGACAGACCAGACTGGCGCAAGTAAAATTGACACGCTTCAGGTAGTTGTTAATGGTGAAGATGGAACAAGCGGAATTAAAGCCGCTATTGAAACTACTCAGGAAATTGTTGGAGATTCTGAGACAGGACTTTCATCACAGTACTCCGTAAAAGTAGACAACCAAGGACATATAGCCGGATTCGGGTTGTCTAACACGAGCAATGATGACGGAACACCAACCTCTGCATTTATTGTTAGGGCTGATCGGTTCGCCATCGTAAATCCTCAGACGACTTCGACTCAAGTTTCAAACGAGCCCATAAATGACACTCAGGTTTTAGTTCCGTTCACGGTTGAAGGTGAGGATATAGAAGATGAGAACGGTAATGTTATTGTCCCTGCCGGTGTTTATATGGATGGTGCGTTCATTAAGAACGGTACGATTACTACAGCACAGATTGGCAACGCTACAATTGATACTGCAAACATTACGGGTCAGTTAAACGCAAATAGAATTTCGGGCGGAAAAATATCAACCTCCCTCCTTAACATTGACGGTGTATTCCTTACGTCGCAGGTTGTTAATGGTGTTCCCACACTAACCTTAGGTGACATATCAGCTAACAAGATAACCTCAGGAACAATAAACGCTGCCAACATAACAGTAGAGAACCTAAGAGCTGACCAAATAACTGGTGATATCAATGATCTGATTCCGTTCTCTCTATCTTCGGCGGTAGCAATTGATGCACCTAACGGAGCAGAGCAAGTCATATTCACAGGTCAAATTCCTGCTCAGGCGGACGGTGTAGAGAAAAGAGCTTACATCAGTGCGGAAGGTTGGGGTGTGTTTGAGAATGACGACGCCTACAGATTAGAGCTATGGATGAAAACAAACGACACATCAAGTTCTACTCCTTCTCTAGGGACTGTAACCAATCACGGATCTCAAAATTACGGCTTTGGTTATATTATCTACTGGTTTGAAGTGGCTGGAGATGTAACATCCCTTGTCTCTTCGGGATCTGCATTACTGGTAATGGGCTACACCTACGGCAACACATCATCCAGCGGCTATACGTCATCAACAGATAGAACTCGAATTTATTACACAAGAGCGTCAACATCAACAATCACCACAAACATGTCTGTGTTCGGACAGATCCTGACCAATCAGTACACTATGGTTAATGACTTTTTCTTCAGGTCTGCGTCTGACTACCACCCATATCAGTTCTCTATTAGTGGCGGTCTTGGCACCAAGACAAGCTCAGCTGTTGATTTTGAAATTAGGATTGGAGTTTACAACGCGAACAAGTACTACGTTCCAAGCAGCCAGCCATACAAAAATTGGGTGATGGATAAAATTTACGCCTTAGAAGGCATAGCTATGAGCCTACGATAATGACACAACTTTATGTTCAATTTGATACAGGTGAGGGACGCATAACGGCAGGTCCACAAGCAGGCATGAAGGACCAGTCAGGATGGTATGCGTATGCACCAGCTCCGGATAGGTTGCCAAGAGATGAAGTAGATTATGTTGTTGATGACGAGTTTGGAACAGTAATTCAGTATGTTACGGCAACAGCTCCAGAGCCTACATACGCAGAGTCTAGGGCATTAACTTACCCAAGCATTGCAAATCAGTTAGACAAACTGTTTCACGATATAGACAACGGCACACTTAATGAAACAGGTGAGTTCTTTACAGCAATAAAAGAAGTAAAAGACTCCTACCCCAAAGCGTAATAATTACTTTTTTTAGTAATTTACTTGATTTTAAAGTATGATAGGAGTAACGAGTGTCGTTAGATTTTGTCAATATAAGAGAAGTCTGGGACACCGTAAAGGTCGGTCTAGAACACGTATCTAAAGATACCTCTGCCGACTGGAGACTCGAAGATGTATACGCTGAATGTGTACGTGGAGAGGCTCACATCCTTATGGACCCTGCACGGACGACTACGGGTTTTATAATTCTTCAGTCGGTTAGGATTCCATTCCAGCAAGCCGCAAAACTACTCATCTGGATAGCTTATGACCCAGTTGAAAATAGTCTGGCTACCTACTGCGAAGAGCTAGAAACCCTTGCCCGAAACACAGGGCATAAACAAATCGAATTTTTGTCCCCTCACAAGGGGCTTTGGTCGTTGGCTCAAGCCAGCGGTTATCAACTTCAATGGGCAGTTTTAAACAAAGAGCTATAGGTGATTTATGGGCGGTGGTGGCGGAAGCGATCCAAAGGAATTAGAGAGTAAAGAGGCGCTAGCTCAGCAGGCAGCTAATGCATTGCGACGTTACGGTGATGTGTTTGTCCCTTTAGAGAACATGTTTATTGATGACACTAAAGCAATGTTTGCTGATGGTGCTTCTGATGCTGCAATGGCGTCTGCACAAAATCAGACCTCTGCTATCTATGAGCAAGGCTTTGGAGATATGCAAGGCGCTCAATTCAATATGGGATTAGACCCCATGTCTGGTCGTGCTCAGGGTGAGTCATCAGCATTAAGACAGGCTCAGGCTAGAGGTATGGGTCTTGCTGGTGCAGATGCAGGTCTTGGTTATACAGATGCTGCCTACCAAGGTTTGGGTAATGTAATAGCAATGGGTCAGGGTCTTCAAACTCAAGCAATGACTGGAAACATTGATCGTATGCAGAACAGTTTAGATAGAGCCGGTGCCGCAGCGAAAGCAGACTTTTCTAGATCACAAAGTCTCGCATCTATTGCAGGTACTGGTGCCGGCATGGCGGCAGGATATGGCTTAGGAGGTGGAGGCTAATGATGGACTTTAGAGGCTATATGGGTATGTTAAACCCAGAAGTAGCAGGAGCTGTTGGTAACTTTTACAACTTCTCGGGTGGCAGTAATCCTTATTCAAACATTAACCCTTACAGATATTCTGGCATGAGTCCCGAAGACAATCCCGGAGACCAGTTATATGCCGATTTAATTAGGGCTCAGACTCAAGACTATAATACGCGATTTGCCCCGATGGAAGATTTTCTGGCAGGGCAAATAACCGCAACAGGGACTAAGTCCTTGGGTGCAGATCTGGAACGTACCCGCTCAAATATGGGAAGTGCAGTAACCAATGTTCAGGGTCAACAAGACCGCAACATGGCTCGAATGGGTTTGCAAAACAGAAGCAACATATCTAACAGCACAACCGCTGTGGGTGGCTTAGTTGGTGGACTTAACGATACAAGACTAAGAGATGCAGATCGTCGCCAGTCAATCCTTTCAGGCTCTCTATCAGGAATCTCGCAGAAGGCAAGGAGTACAGGACAATGACAATGATTGCGGTAGGACAAGGTCTTAGAGGTCTTGCAAACAGAGGGATGGCAGAGGTAGCTAGAGCTGATAGTGTCCTAGCTCAGCAAAGGATGGCGCAGAAAGCTAGAGAGGACGCAGCCGAATCTTCGACGTTAGGAACTGGCGCTGGTATTGGCGGAATGGTTGGCGCGACCAAAATGGCAGAAGCTGGAAGAACCGCGACTGAAGCTGTAGGCGCTTTGAATAATTCTATACAAGGTTTGGGAACGGCTGGAACTTCGGGTGGAGGTTTAACCTTTACGCCTGCCGTTGCTGGGGCAGAGACTCTTACTGGGGAAGCGGCAAGTATGGCTATCGAGAGCGCAGCTGGCATGGCTGACGCTGGAGCCGCGCTAAGCGCTACTGGCACAGGCGCAGCAGCGGGAACTACAGGTGCAGCAGCCGGAGCCACAGGCGCAGCAGCGGGAGCCACAGGTGCGGCAGCGGGAACTACAGGTGCAGCAGCCGGAGCTACAGGTGCAGCCACTGGAGCCGCCAGTACAGCAACTGCGGCAGCAGCATCCACTGGACCTATGGCAGCCCTATCTACGCTAGCAGCACCAATAGCTATTGGCTTAGGCGTGGCGTTCTTACTTAACAAATTATTCGACTAGGTATTTATCATGGCAGGTTTTGCAGACGGTTTTAGAAGTGGCTTCGGGCTAATAAGTGACGTTAAGGATCGTGAGCTAAAGCGTGATCAGATAGAAGCTGATCAGGAATACAAAAGACAGCAGGCAAGTGACCTTAGAGGGTACAGAGAAGAAGACCTAAAAATAAAAAGAGCCGGTCAAGAAAGCGATTCGCTTCTTGCAGGCTTACGTGCCAATACAGCTCGGATACAAGCAGAGAACGCCGGACTCTCTGGTCAGGCTGCCTTGTTAAATGCACAAACATCAAATATTAAAGCAAAGAATGCAACAAACCCTGAATCTATTGATTACAAAAAAGGTCTGTCCGAGATAGCTGAGAACAAAGCTCAGGAAAGCAATTACCAGTCTCAAGCAGATGAAAGGCAGCAAAAGGTAAGCCGTGAGAAAGGAGCTATAAACGTACAGGAAATCTACAATTATTCTAAAGCTTCCCAAGCTAACGGTCTCGGACCTGATGACTACGAGCGCATATCAGAGCTTATAGACGAAAATGGCAGTCAGTCGTCCTTTAATCTTGGGTATCTTACATCTCCTCAAACAGCCCGTAGCATGTCAGCGGTGCAGACTTTTATGGGGGATATTGCATCAGGAGCAAACGCAGAAATGACTCCAGAATTAAGGGCGGCGTTCGGCGGCGCATTGGGGCTAAATAAATCAGCTGCAATTGGGAGGCAGATAGACGAATCATTTACAAACGCGCCTGATTGGATGAAGTCAAAGGGGTTGAGAATTAAATCGCAAGGTCTTCATGAAGTAGGGTCTGTTGATGGAAACAAGCTAAGCGGAAGTCTTTATGTTCTGGCGGAAGATAAGGAAGGTAATGCATACCCCTACTTCCCACCTTTAACATCAAAAAGAAACTTTGCTGACAATCAGCCGTTAGAGCTTGAATTTGGAGAAATGGCTCAAGCAATGGCGGGAACGGCTCACATGATCCAGCAGATTGGTCCAAAGATCAGCAGGGATGTAAGAGCCGCAAAGATTCACACTATGTACGGTGGTAACAAGGATTTTGATGCAGCTGTTAACGCTAAACTGGAGACGGTTAGAAAGGGCATTCAAAGCGGTGCGAGCCCTAAGGAAAGCATGCTTTTCCAGCAGCCTGCGATGGCAAGTGCGTCCGTGTCTGAGAAGTTAAGCATGACGAAGACAGATAAATATCGCCGAGAAATTGAACACGAGATGCTGTTTGGACCGACAGACGACACCTCTGAGCAATTTAAGATTCAGGAGTGGTTTGAGTCCACCAGTTCAGCTCTTGCATCAGCCCCACTACCCAAAGGAATTAAGGCGGCAAACCTTGGAGAGCTCATGTCTAGAAGCAACGCATCGTTCAACTATCAGAACGCGTCAATTCTTCAAGGGTACTACAACGAAGACGGTGAGATCGAAGATGCGGCTGGGCTTTTAGATCAGCTTGAGAAGTTAAATTTACTGAAATAACTTGGTGAGAATTTATGCCGTTAAAGTCTGTAACTCAGTTCTCTAAGAGCGAGTACTACGCAGCCCGAGATGCTTTACTAGAAGAAGACAACAACCTTCAGCCTGCTGAGGGTCAGCCTGATTCATCTCCAGAACTCGATCCAACTTTAGCCGCAGCTCCAGAGGTTGACGGTAATTTCGTTCGCGGTCTAAAAGGTGGTGTCGATAACATGCAGGCTCTCGGCGGAGGGCTAAAGGCTTTGACTGGATCTGTAATTGGCGATGAGGAGATGGTTACTGAAGGTATTGAATACTACCAAGAGCAAACCAAAGAAGCAGAGCAGTACGCCCCTGACGTAACCTTTCAAGATATAGACAGCGCTACAGACTTTGGTGCATGGGCTGCCTATACCTTGGGTTCAGTTGTTCCGGATTTAGCCGGAATGGCGGCTACAGGTGGAGTTGGTGGATTAGTAACAAAGCAGGCTGTAAAGAAGGGCGTTGGAGAGATGGCGGACACGCTGGCTCAACAAGCTTCAGACCGTTTACTTAAGGAAGGTCTCGAAAAACAAGCGGCAGATAAGATTGCAAGAAACATGGCGGATAAATTTGCAGCAGATAAAGTTGCAAAGTTAACGACTAGAGGCGCAACTGCTGGGGCAGTTCTTTATGGAACACAGCAGGGAGCGTCTAGCACGTTCTCCAGAACGCTAGAAGAGACAGGCGAAGAAGCGCCAGTCGCAGCTGCTGTTTCTGGTTTAACAATAGGTGCTTTAAATGCGATCCCTGCTTTTACAGCACTCAATAAGTTTTTGCCTAAAGGAAAAGCGGATGAGGTTGGTGAGTTTATTTCAGGAGCTGTCAATGATAAACCTGCATGGGTTGGTCAGTTTGTAAAAGACGCAACAACTCAGATGGGAGTAGAGGGTGGCACCGAAGCGTTACAGTTAATTGTTGAGGAAGAGATAATATCTTATGTCAACAACAACTACAGCGATAATGAACAAAGAGAATACTTTGATTATTTAAGTAATGAAAGAAAGCGCGGAGCCTTAATAGAATCCGCAGCAGCTGGGTTTTTATTTGGTGGCGTTACTGGTTCAGTAGGTGGTGCTTTTAAGGGTGCGACCGGCGGTTATAGTCAAGATGTTAAGTTAGGCGACGACGCTAAAGAGGTTCGAACAAGGTCAGTAAATGACCCTGAGTTTGCTCTTCGAATAAAAGAGATGTTTTCTGAAGCAGAAAATAATGCAAGAAATGGTCGAACTACTATAGATGTTGGTGACACCTCATTCCTTGATGACAACCCTCCTTTATCAAACGCAGAGCGTAGAGAAGCTGGGCTATCTGAGCTGACAGATTATGACGGGACTCAGATTGAAGTTCCTGAGGTTGACGCTAAAGCTGACCCGCTTCAGGTTACTAAAGTTGCGGTTGATCAAGAAAATAAAGAGTTCGGGGAAAACACATTACCCCCATCCCCTCAAGCTCCTCAGGCAGATATAGTCACAGACTTCCCCTCATCTCCCATGTTTGGAGGAAGAGCTGTACCCCAAGGTAAGAGAGAGTTTGGATCTGACCATAGGTGGGATGCAGAAATATCTCCAGCTCAAAAACCAGTACAAGAACAGTTATTAGATTTATCAGTAAAGGCTAATAGCCCAGAAGCATTAGACCCTAACAATACCGATGTTATTGTAGAGGCTATAGATCAAGATGACATTGATAGAATCTTTGATCGCAACGACTCAATTCAAATTCCAACTACGCAAAAGCCTAAAGGAAAAAGTCTTCCTACTATAGACGAGGCTTATGGTGATCGTGCGGAAGATGCGACAAATACCCTAGCTGGTGTTATGGCTGACCTGTCTGCGAACGGTGTTCCTACATCGTTTATGGATCAGGTGTCAGGCGTTTACGTCCATAAGGAAGCTGAGATAGATGCGCCAGCTCTTACAGGAAAACAGACTAGAGGCATATCTGTCAATGAAGATTTAATTAACGGATCTATGACAGATCAAGACGTGTTAGGTGAGTTGGCTTGGACGATGACTCACGAGATCTATCATGCTGCTGACTTCTCCATGGGGCTTAGTGATAAAGATAGCCGGTTTGGTATACAGATTGACGAATCTATTGATGAGCCTACAGTGGTTATGGGTGACATCATGGAGGAGATCTACGACAACTGGGAGCAAGGGTCTGCATTAGGTAAGCGATTTGATTACCCATTTAACGATCTTCAGGCTCACATATTAGATCCTGAAAAGGATAACGCCAAAGTAAATTCAACAATGAGAGAGGAAGTGTTCGCTCAGCTAGGAGCGCTGTTTCACTCTAACCCAAAAGAACTACAAGAGCTTGCACCGCAGGCGTATAATTATATAAAAGAAATAAGAGACAATAACTTACAGACTGCACAAGCAGTAGAGGTAAACGATGAAGCGCCGACTAGTATCAGCACCCCAGACACCTCCCAACCTGAAGGCATATCAGGAGAAGTTCGGGCACCGCCAGAGTCCAGAAGCGTCGAGGTCGTACAGCCTGAATCAGCTGGACGAGATGGCGAAGCAAGCACTGGAGACGGGAGAGCCGATACCTCAGTGGCGGGACAGGTCCAAGAAGAAGCTGGGCAACGTGAACGATCAGATGTACAAAAGCCTAGCGTAAAAGGACTCACCGTTTCTGAGCAAACGGAACGAGGTAATCGCCTTTACACTGCGGCTCAGGGCGATCTCGGCACTAAAAACGGCTACTACACAGAAAGAAACCGCAAGAACTATGTTGCGGGTTATAGAGACGGCTACCAGAATAAAAACGGTTTAAGCTACAAGCTAGACGATAACAGTGATTCTCGTGGAGGAATATATAGCGGGGGTTACCTGTCTGGAAGCATAGATCTTCGTAAAGAAACCGATGTCTCAAAACTGATCAATATAAAGTCTACTGAAGATACCCCTGTAACGATAAATTTATCTGCCAAAAAACCTGCATTTAAGAAGGCTGAGAACTGGGAAGACACTGGAACGCTTACTGTCACTTTTTCTGATGGTGATCGCTATCAAGTCTACTTTGACGAGGATGCGGCTGATGCAGAGTTTGGTGCATTGCCTAATGACAGAAACTCTGGTGGCGAAGGCGTTTATTATCAGTCTATTGACGGAAAGATTTTTGATGATTATCTTGGCACGACAAAAAAAGAGGCTCTTCAGACAATCATTGATCACCGCGAAAAATTATTTGCGGAGGGAAAAAATTCCTTTAACACCCCTTTAGATCCAAATGTGGGGAGAGATACAGAGTTTAAAGCGTGGGACTTTATTCAGGACAAGGGTGCGGTAACTGAAAAGCAGTTACGTACAAAGTTTAAATCTCTCGAAGACAACCAGTTTGAAAACCTTAAGCAGTCAATCTTGTCTGAAAAAGATGATGCAGAAGATGTAGTAGTACTCGAAGACGGCAATTACCTTTCTTATGAATATGTTCAGGAGAAGCAGCTAGACGATACTGCGGCAGATCTTGACGACCTTAACTTTATTAAGAAGGGTGCAGAGTATTTACTACAGACTTCTGAGGGTGATGTTAGGGAAAAATCTGCAAAGGGAAAGCCAAACTCTGCGATCACAAAAGTAATTAGTCCCAAGAATGCTGATGCTCAGCTGCCATTATTAAAAGAGTTAGTTGATCGACACCCAGATGCTTTAGGCTCAGTCGATAGTTGGCTGGCATTTGAACGAGATTTGACCGGCAGCAATGAAACTCTTAGACCGCCGCACGGGTTAATAGCTTTATATAACGACATAGATCTCTGGGCTAAGACGCACTCTAGATTAACTAAAGAGCAAATAGAGGCAGCAGACAGAGGGCTACAAACAGCATATAAGATGGGAGAGCTTTACGGTAGCGGAAACGCTTTGCCGGAACATACCTCTAAGCTAATGCTTTGGGGAATGTTATCTCGCATGTTAACGGCAAGTTCGCAAGAAGCCGCCTTTGTAGACTTATTAACCAAAAACAATGCTGTGTCAGAGCTTTCAGAAAAAGCTTTGCAAGGAAACGTGACGCAGGATGATCTGGCAGAATGGCGCAACAAAGTACCAAACCTAATACCTCAAGGATCTTTTGGTAAGGGAGGAACTTCTAACGCAAATGCATTTGGCTCGCTAATGATAAAGCTTTCAGAGGTTGATGAGCAGGGTGTGTCCAAGCTTCAAAAGCTGCACAATCTTATTGAAGATAGATCCACACCAACCAGTGAAGTGCGCCGACAATTTCAGGGTATGCTTGAGAACGCAGGAATTGATAACAAAGTGTTTTCATTTCTTATGCTGATGACTGGTCGTGATGATGTAGTTATCTTGGATAGAATACAGCTAAACACAATGTGGGATTCTGGTCGTTACGGAAAGCTTATTTATGATGATATAGCTGACGAGTTTAATGGGCTTCACGGTGTTGCTAGATATGAAGTTATGGAGAAGTCGCTAGCATTAAAAGTCGGTCAGTTGTACGAAGCTATTGGTAGACCGGAAGACGCTTCTGTCGGACGCTATCATTGGGAGAGCTGGGTATTAAACTCAGGACAGGTAGTAGCTCACCCAACCATGCAAGGAATTGTAAAAGACATGGAGGGTAATGCCGACCCATATGCCTTTATGGGTGCTCCAGAGGGAAAGCAAAACACGTTTGCTTATGGAGCCATCTACGCAAGAGATGAGGCGGGAGAGCCTTATTTCATATATAATGATTCTAAGGGCGAACCCTATCGCTTGTCTCGCGATGAATTTAGAAATTTTTTGAATGAGATAAAAAAACCAAAAGCAGGGGTTTTACCTAAAAACTTTAAGGTAAGTACATATGACAAAGGATTCCCGTGGTATGAAGCAGAAGGAGTCAACAGAGAAAGACTTGACGAAATCCTCAAAGAAAACGCTGGAAGAAAAGCGACTCAAAGGGAATATGCTTTTGAAGGAACTCTTCAAAGTCAGCCCGACACCGATGTCTCCAGACAAGAGTTAGACTCACCCCCAGAAGAAGTTTCCTTCGTAAAGAAGAAGATTAACAACGCCAAGAATAATACTCTTGACGATGGCACCCCCTCAACAAATCGATTTAGCTACAACGACGAAATAGACGGACAGTCCGATCTTGCTAGAAGACTTAAAGGCAAGAAGATATATAGGTCGTTAGTAGATCGTTACGCTCCCCTAGAAGATTTCGAAAACCAAGCGGCAGACTTTCTTGATAAGGGTAGACTTCCGGCTGGCTTATCAGCTAGAGATCAAGAAAACTTGTCGCATGGCAAGATTCAAAATGATCTTGATGCCTTCCATGAAAATTACGTTGACCCTTTGGGCGACCTTATAGCTGAGCTAAAAGTCGATCCAGATTCTGTCGGCATATACCTTATCGCTAAACACGCGGCAGAGCGTAATGACGTGATTGCTGAGAAAGTAAAAGCTCAACGAGAGCGCAACATTTTACGAACTGAGCGCCAGATAGAAAAACTGCAAGAGGATGTTGAGGTAGATCACACCGTTCAGATAGCTAACCTGCAAGAAAAATTGCAGTCATACAAAACCTTGCCACTTCAATTTCAAGATACTGGTTCTGGCATGACATATGCTGAAGCTGAAAGCGTTTTAAATTTAGCTGAGAGAGAAGGCACTAAAGCCGACATGGATCGTATTGCCGGCAAAGTATACGAAATGCTTCAGTTCCAGAGAGATCGCATGGTTGAATCCGGTTTGCTTGATGGTGAATCAAAAGCTGACTGGGAGGACACTTATGAGTTTTACGTTCCTTTAAAAGGTTTTGCCGCTGAGGAAGATGGAGATAAGTACGTTCGCAGCTCGTCTTCAAGAGGGTTCTCTATTGTAGGTAGCGAGAGCATGAAGGCTAAAGGCAGAAAGACATTGCCTGTAAACCCGCTGTTTACCGCCATTGAAGATGTGCAGAGAAAAATTATTCGAGCGAGAAAAAATGAAACCGCCCAAACCTTGTTAGACCTTCTAAGCAATCTAGGTAACAGCGACTCATACACGATATACAACAATAAGTTTAGACCACCTAAGCCTAGCGATGAACTGACCATGCAAGATCTTGATCAGATGTCTAGGGATATCAGACCTAATGGCGATCCTAAGTACGTAGAGGTGAAGAAGGGTGGTCAGACATTCTTTATTGAGTTCAGAAGCGACAGCTTAAATCACGCACTACAGAACATGAGTGTGCCTATGCTAAGCAGAGCTAACGATGACGTAAGCAAAGTGCTAACCCTAGCAACTAGGTTCCAGACATTTAGACGTAACATGCTAATAAACTATAACCCCTCATGGGGACTAGTTAACCCGTTGCGAGATGTTCAGACTGGTCTTATGTATGCCCTGTCATCTAAGGACAAGCTCGGCAGTAGAGTTCAGGGTGAGAACCTGATCGGCAAGATGGCTGCGAGTTATCTTCCCTCTATGAGATCTATGTATCGCGTAATGCGCGGTAAGCCTGTTCGAGAAAATACATTAGATCAGTACGCATCAGAGTTTATGGAAGACGGTGCATCCACAGGCATGATGCTAGTTCGTGACCAAGACGAACAGCTAAGAATTCTTAAAAGTAAATTAAAGAAAGGTTATACGAGAGAAGCGTTGAGAGCTATCGGTAAGTGGGTCGAAGATTTCAATACCACAATGGAAAACTCTGTACGTTTATCTGCATATGTTGAGGCAAGAAAAGCTGGAACTGACAGAGAAACAGCTGCAACTTTAGCAAAAGATCTTACAGTAAACTTTAATCGTAAGGGTGAGAACACCGCAGTAGTCAATGCAGGATTCTTGTTCTTCAATGCTGCGGTACAGGGTAACGTAAACATAGCTCAAGCTCTAAGTAGTGATACAGGAAAAGCCACAACGGCACAAAAAACTGCTGCTGGTCTGATTGCTTTGGGCGGTACATTAGCCGCCATTAATATTCTTATGTCTGATGATGATGATGATGATGAGAAGGTTTATGCAGATTTGCCTGAGCATGCGAAGAACCGTTCATTATTGTTTATGTATAACAGTGACGAAGGCTTCGCTTTGCCTGCTTCATATGGTTACAACTTCTTTACCAACATAGGCAGACTGGGTGTCGAAATGTCTTTTGGGGTCAACACTCCAGAGGAGTCCGCATTGTACTTATGGGAAAACTTACTTCTAAACTTTGTTCCTGTTGCACCGTCCAGTGGCGATAGCTGGGAAGAACAGATGCGAGGATTCTATCCTGACCTTCTAGAGGTTCACTTAGACATGCTGGCTAACAAGAACTTCTTTGGCAGCGACATATACATTGAGCAGAATCCGTTTATTGTTGAGCGATCTAACGCTTACAACTCTAGAAGATCTACAGATAAAGCATTCACTGCCGCTGCTGAGTTCCTTAACGATGCTACAGGCGGGGATAAGTACACCGACGGGTTTGTATCTATGAACCCAGACAAGATGGAGTATGTATATGAGTACTTCCTTGGGGGCGTAGGTCGCTTTGTAAGTCAGTCTTCAGATGTTTCGGCAAGAATGATGGCTGACGAAGATTTTAGAAAGCAAGACCTACCTATTGTCGGAACATTCTTTGAAAGCCCTTCGGAGTACGAAGATCGATTTGAGTTCTATGCCAACTGGGATGAATCTAGAAAGATAGAGGCAAAACTAAAAGATGCTGTTGAGGCTGGAGATCAAGGCGAGTTAGTTCAGCTTAGAAATAAGTATCAATCGTTCATACCCGTAATTGAGGGAGGACGTAACAGCCTATACAAGATGTCTAACCGAGATTTAAGAAATATCTCCAAGACTCGTAAGTTGGTAGAGCGTCAGGATATTCCAGAGGAGCGTCGCAGAGAACTATTGGACAAGCTGCTCGAGAATGAGAACAAGATATTTGACCTGTACAACAAGATGTATCGAAAGGCAGAGAAGGGAATTAGGGACTAACGTGAGAGCTTTAGGTGCAGCAGCACTGTTACTCACGTCAATTGCTTTTGGCGAAGAGTCAACTAATAGCGAGAACAATCAGGATGGTTCGTTAAATACGAATACCGTCGACTCTACGGTGAGCAGCAATAACAACAGCACGGATCACAGTACCAGCAACACTTACAACGGCGCAGGAAGCTCATCTGACATGCCAGTTGGCAGCGCTATAGCACCTAGCTATATGTCTAACGGGCTTGAGACGTGCTTGCAGGGTACTGGCAGCAGTATTCAGACAGGCATAGTCGGATACACATCGGGCAATTACAAGGTAGATGAGTACTGTAATAGGCGTAGGAATGCCAAGGTGCTCAGTGACCTCGGTATGAAGGTCGCAGCAATCTCCGTCATGTGTGCAGACGAGGCGGTGTTTAGAGCGATGTTTGTTTCTGGAACTCCGTGCCCTGTAATCAAGGGTGGTAGGTTGGTTGTTGGTCGCCGCGCATTTTTATTAATGAAGATGCAGCCGTCTCTCTATATTCCAGATTACGGAGAGGTCAAGGTTTATAGGCACGCAACCTTTAGTAAGAAGCCACCAGTCAACAAATACAGCGATACCCAGAAGTGGTACAACTCAATATTAGGTATAGGAGCAGAAAATGAAGCAGAGGAAATTACAGACAGCGGCTCTAGCGAGTCTGTTAGCGATAAGTTCCGGCGCAAACGGCAGTGAGCTAGATAATTTGATATCGGCATCATCTGCCATTGTTGATCAGATGGACAAAGGAATCATGCTTGCTGGTGCAGCACAAGGCTATGCTTACACTGGGGCTGGTATTTCTGATGGCTCTCTAGCTGGGACTGCTCATATCAGCTCAGAGCAAGTACAGGCGTATAACGCCGCACTGTCGGGCATGCAAAGCTATCAGCCTTACGGTAGTGCCGTGGACTATCTTGAAGAGCAGGCAGCGGCTGAGCTAGAGCTGATGGATGCGGCAATAGGTGCATTCACTGATGTTGTTGTGGCGATGATTGCTGTTCAGAATGTCGCGGAAATAGCAGAGACAGCAGCAACCCCTGACGATGAAGCTGAAGTCCAACAATTTGTTGCAGACAATATTGAGTCCCTGACCATTGATCAGGACGATGCAGATACGTACAACCAAAGCCTCGACGACATCGAAACTCATGCCAACAATGCTGGTGCGTTCTTAGGTGTTGCGGCAAGCCCAGAAGCGGTTGCGTTTCTTGAGGGTGAAGCTGCGGACAGAAACCTACGAGTAGAAGAAAGCAATCTAGCTTATAGCTCTGGCAGTCAGGCGGTCACGCTTACGTGGCAGACTAATACAAGAATGCTTGAGCAGAGCAGCGTGTTCTTAAATGGCACAGATCAATTCGGTCTAAACCTGTACCTCTCTGGTTCCGACGTTCTTTTGGCGGGTCAAGAGTCAGAGCTTTATATCACTGGTCCGACAAACTTGGGTTACCAGTGCTTTGTTTATGGTAACGAATGCGATGAATCTACAGAGTCAGGTGGGTAATGAGTTTAGCTGAAACTGAATTAACGATAGGCGGAACGTCTTTTAAGGGCGTCTACATCGCCATACTGCTAAGCCTTGCAACCACTCTTGGCGGTGGTGTCTGGACGGCAAGCTCATTGTATAGCCGATTAGAGGCAGTCGAATCAAAGAAGATTCCAGACATCGCCCCACTAGAAGAAAAGGTCCTGCTAGTTGAGCAAGAGCTTAAAGCAAATGATGTAAGTCAGCTGCAAGGTAAGCTGGCAGAGCTGGGCGTAAACCTCGTGACCATTAAGGATCAGCAGTCTGGTCTACTAGACATCAAGACAAAGGTCACCGATCTTGAGAAAGACATTGAGACCATGAAGTCCACGGTCAAGCAGGCTGAACTAATTACAGCTAAGAGCGAAGATATTGACAAGAGGATTCAGGCAATCGGAAGGGATTTAGATTCTGTTTGGGAGGCGCTTGACTACGTCTCTAATCCATTAAAGTGAATCGGTTAGATCGTTGTAAGCGATAAGACAAAGACCAGCTAGAACACAAGCACACATAACAACCATTACAAAAATCCTTACTCTCAATTAAAGTGAGGGCGCATTGTAGTGTTGTTTTAGCTTAACGGCTAATGAATATTTGCAATCTGCTCCATGTTTTTTTGGTATATCAAAACACTAAACAGAGAGCTACAGTAACAACAAACCACCCAAACAAATGCTTGTTCTGTAGGTTGTATGTTCCTGCGTTCATCCATCTCTTTGTGGTGGCTTCGATACTCTTTAAGTCTCCACAAGTGTCAGCTATTGCTTCATCAGCGAAGTCGTTGGCGTCTCTAATTGCTTTCTTTATATCCATTGTTTTCCCTCAATATTACCAGCTATAACCTTGCGGCATGAATCTGTAAGTTATTGATTTAATTGAATAAAAAAATAGTATAAAGCAGTTGCTTCGTAAGCAATTGGTCGGAGGTTCAAGTCCTCTTTCCGGCACCATTTCTTTATTTATCAATAGGTTACAGCTGATAGATTATGTTTATGATTAAATTATTCCTTCAATATTTGACGATGCGACCTGTCTTTGGGCTTGGTTTAAATGGGCATATCGTTGCAATGAAGTACGATCTTTCCACCCCCCTAACTCCATAAGAATCATCTCGCTCGTCCCGTTCTCAATGTGCCAGCTGGCGAATGTGTGACGCATAGTATGGAAGGTTGTCTTGGCTGGCATTCCTGCTTTGTTACAAGCATTTCTCCAAGTGCGATTAGTGATCTCACCCAGAACTTTGCCCACCTTAGTACCTCCACCTACTTGTTGCACAAACACATAATCGATTCCGTTGTTAAGGTACTTATGTTTCTTAATTAAAGAATCGTTGATGGCTTTCCTTTCCCGCAAAACTTTCTGAGCATCACTGTTCAGAGGTATGCGAATCTCTTCACCCATCTTGGCATCATCACCGTCAACAAGTAGAGCTGAAAAATCTGGCTCTATTTGATCCCACTTCAGAAGCCTTATGTTTGATTTGCGTAGCCCAGTTGCTACACCAAACCTAACCATGCTTGCTCTTAAGTCATCTAAGCTATCTATAAGTTTTAGAACCTGCTCTGGCTTTAGGAAAACTTTGCTTTTCTTTTCAGGATACACCGACAACTTCGGCACTCTTTGGATATGCTCTTTGCTATAAGCATAGTTAAGAATGGCACGCACAGTTATGATGTGCTTGTTTACCCAGCTGTTGCTGACTCTGTGACCTATATTCCTCCTAGATGGTTGTACTCGCAGATTCTCTATAAAGTTATCGATTAGAGCGATCTTCTCGAAAGACTTTATCGGCTTAGAGCCAAACACCTTAACAAGGTTATTAGCCACTATGACCGTGGTTCTCTGCTTCTCATCGTTATGATCTGTTGGTTGCAGAAGATAGCGATCAGTTATTTCTTTAAATGTTAGCTTCATATTCGTCTCCATGAACAGAGACATACCGCAATGTTAGATTAACACTCGTATGCCCTAATAAAAAGGTCTGTTCTCGAGGGACAGGTAGACCAAGCCTGCTATAAAAGGACGTGAGGAGGGAACGCCCTAACCCTCTAGGGGAGCCTTAGTGGCGGTTATCTACCACTTCAACATCTTCGTCTGCTTCTTCAGCAGCTTCAGCTTGATAAGGTTCAGGCAACAATTTCTTAGCTTCACTAAGCGCAACGTCAAGACCCATCTGTAAGAGCTTAGCTTCAGCTTGCTTTTGCCCAAGGGCTTGGCTGCCTGCCTGTGCTAGGTTAAGTTGCTCTTTACACAGATCACTTAGGTCATCAATTAAGTAAGGGGTATTATCGATAGAGATAATTTGTGGTTGTTCACTCATTTCTTTTTCCTCGCGTCATCACGCACTATTTGGTAGTTTCGGGGTGCTCCTACTAGCAGCTTCGCTGATGGCAACATAAAGGGCTTAGCCCCTACTCCATCAGATCGTCCGCATTCAGGGCACGTTACTTGGGGTTTTACAAAATACGGCTGTACACCTGTCATCTCGACAAACACAGAATCAGTAAGCTGAAGACCTTCATCCCCAGCAGTTAATACATGGTCCTGATGCCCTTTACGTTTGGTATGCACGTTAAGGATCGCCTCATGTCTGCCGTCCAAGTCCACTACACCGCGAACCCAAACTCGATGATCGAAAGTGCCTTCGAGGTCGTCGGGGTCAAGGCTTTCTCCGCCATAAAAGACGGAGTTAGCTCTTCGGGTAATTCTTAGAGGCATTTAGTAAGTCCTTAGAAAGGTAGGTCGTCGTCTAAAAAGTCGTCAGCAGGCGCAGCTGCTGGCGCTGAAGATTGCGTATTAGGGTTTGGCTTAGGAATCCAGTAATCAACATTTAACTGCTGTAAGTTCCCATCGTCACCCATCTGCTCGCAGACTTTTATGTTGTAGCGGAAGTCGTTACCGCCATGTACGTCAAGAGCAGCCTGTAGGTCAGCGACTAACTCGCGACTAACTTTAATAAAGCCATCGAACTTTGGCACATGTGCTTTGGTTGCCCAGTCGTATTGCTTAAGGCGGTTCCACTCTTCGACGCGCTTCTCTTTTGGCATTGGGTATAATCTACCCTTGCCGGCTTTTAATGATTCAAATGCTGTTGGTTTTTGCATTACACTTCTCCGTGTTGAATTTGTACCTGCATTGCTCCCGTCGATCTTCGAAAAGAATCTAGGGACTCGTCTTTATTTAATACTTCATCTTCACCACCCAAGAACTCGAACGCTTTTCTATAGTCTATTGGTGGGTTCTTCATAATCACCTTCACAGTAGTCTTGCCATTGCTGACAGAACTCTTGTAACGTTCGGCGATATCTTTTTTCAGGGAGTCACTGGTCTTTCCCAGTACGTCCAAGGTTTCTAAGTCGTCACTGATTCGTGACTTAATGTCTGCAATCCTGTTCTGCATTGCAGTTAGTCGGTTCAGTTCCTCATCGGTCTTAATGACCTCAGGAGCGTTGACCTCAATTGTTTTTACGTGTTCAGCTCGGGTTACTTCGTCTCTATACTGTTCTTGAATCCAGTTGTGCCAACATCTATATAGATCAAGGCGAGAGATAGTTCCCTTCTCAGGCTGAGGCAGGTACTTGCGGCTTAACAGTTCAGTTAGAAAGTCTTCCTTGCGGTGAACTCTCTCCAACGTGTACTGGGGTTCCGCCGTTTCATTTTTTGCGAGGTAGCAAATAAAATCACACCACTCTGCATCAAGCACTTCCATCTGCATATAGACCTGCATTAGGTACATGCTTCTCTTGGGAGCAAAGATAGAGTAAGGGGTCTTAGTGTATTGGGGGAACGGACACTTAATCTCAACGCAACCGTCAAGTCCGACAAGTCCGTCTGGAGATGCTGCAATAAAGTCATACTTAGGATGTACAACTAGACCAGTCTCTTCGACAGTGTAGTCCTGCAAGTTCTCAAGAAAGATCCTTGCATGGTCTTCCATCATTTGCCCGTGAGCAACTGCCGGAACCATCTTGAATTCTGATTCAGCCCCTGCCAGCGCTCGTACTTCTTGGCGAACTAAGTCAGCAGGTTTCATGTATGGGTGCTTACCCTCTAGCGCGGCGCAGACAGATGCTTTGATCTTTCCAGCTCTTGCCGCGTGCCATTCGGGTGATCCTTGGACAGCTAAACTCATTTCTTAGCCCTCCAACCATTCTCCTTACAGAGCTTTTCCCAGTTACCAGTGGTATCTGTTAAGCCTCTATTAGTTAGACCACGTTTAAACTTGTCGTACAGCTTTGTGGCTTCACTCAGGGTCTTGGCGTCACCAAACTTCAGGTGATCCCAGATCGCAATAACCTTTTGAAGTTCTGCATCTGCATCATCTGTTTCTGGAGGTGTACTTTGTACATCTTGAGAAGCACTTTTAGACTCAATATCTTTAATTTGAGAGCTAATCCACATCCGGTAGCCCAGACCAAACTCACCCATTGCCTTAACACGACACCGCTGTTTAGCTTGGTTGATATCGGTTGCTGAGGGTGAACTGACTGCTTTGCCAGAGGAGTGGACAGGTAAGTAGGTGATGTTGGTCTGCCCACCGATAGTCATTCGGCACCTAACTTCGGCAGAACCATCATCAAAATAGTGACATTCACGAGAAGAAGGGTCTTCGGTGAACTCCCAAGAGTATTCAGGAAACTCGCCCATCATGATTTCATGGGCTTTCATCCAAGGCAGATAGGTCAACGTTTTATTGTCGAGTATCTCTGTTTCGGTACAAAATTCTGTTACATCTATATTAGACAGTGTCGCCCAGATTTGGGCTCGGGTAAGCATATCCATGTAATATCTCCGTTAATTCAACAGACATATTACACACCATGCAGATTTATTTCAACACTTTCAGATTGTTAAATCGTCATCTAAATTTTTTATTTTATTTTCTAAACCTGTCTCAATCATTTTAACTGTCTCATAGTGTTTCCAAAAGTTTCGCCTCCCTATATAAAATTCACTACGAATACCATCATTGCCTCTTAAAAATTTAAGCAACTGATTACAGCTTAATCTATCTTCCGGTGTAACTCTTGCCATATAAAACGTCCATTTAATGTAATTATTTCTTTAAAAATTATCTTTCAAATATAAATATTTGATTAACCTTTTGCAGTCAAAACTTTCATCATGCCTGCTATCCCATCGCGCTTTCGAGCATCTGTATACATTAGACACATAAGAGAAAACTGCTCTGGTGTAAGGGTGAAAGCTGTTTTTTCCTCAAAATGCTTAACGTAAATGATAGCTTCAGTCATCGAATCTGCTATCAGCGAATCACCTCGCGACGCCAAGGTTATCCATAGGTATAAGTCAATGTGATAAAGATCACATAACTCTACTATACGCTCCCCGTCCGATGGCAGGCTTCCTCGAATCCAAGCCTGCGCTGAAGCTGGGCTACAGCCGGTCTGCTTTACAATCGCTGCGCCCCTGCCCCATTCCGGCACTCCCGCTTGATCTAAAGCGTCTTTAAATATTTCCGCACGTTTTTCTTTTTTAGTTTTATCGTCCATGTATTTCTCCCTGAGTCAGGATCTTCCATATTTAAGATCATTTAACAAGACCTTCAGATAAATAAATTTGCCAAATTAATACATGCAGATTATTATCCCTGCTCAAATGAATATTACATGGAGCTGTCTGATTAATGATTTTTCGTCCTGCCAATCTTAAGCAAGATTATTATACCCGAATCCCCAACTTACTCCTTCGAGGTGGATTTTCCGCCAGCGAGTATAGAGGCGATGGACTTAGCCCCGAATCCCTCGGTGTTCTTGTCTACCTTTTAAGCCATGTCGATGACTGGCAAATAACTAACAACCAACTCTGTACAGTCTTTGGTGTCGGCAATGTGAAGATGACTCGCATTACTGATGAGCTAGAGAACGCAGGGTATATCCGTAGAGAAATTGTCCGAAACGAAAGTGGTCATGTTGTCCGATGGGACTGGCTAGTTACAGATGTTCGCGGTCGCTTTCCACCAGATCATCAAAACCCAGATCAAGTAAACCCAGATCAAGTAAATCAAACCCAAAGAACAAACATTATTACTAACGAAGATAAGAAAGAACAAATATGTTGGCGTTCTTCTCTCCTTAACGCTCCACCAGAAGGTGTAACGAAAGCCGCTTGGGTTAAGTGGTGGGAGTACAAGCTTGATGATCGTAAAGGTAGGAAGCCTGCCAAGAAAATGATTACGGTCATTTCTCAGGACTTTCTTGTTCTTAAAAAGCAAGGCTTTGACTTGTCAGGTGTTGTGGATTTTGCAATCAGCAGGGAGTGGAAGTCTGTTGGTAAGCCTGACTGGGATGCTCTTAAGTCATTTAGAGGTCACGACAGAAAGAATGATCTGTTGGGGGCTGTCAAATGATGGATGTTAAAACGCTAGCGCAGAACCTAGCACCTCATGCCGCAGGCATTTGCAACGAGTTATATCCTGACGGTCGAGTCGAGTCTGGATGCTACAAGATAGGATCGATACAGGGTGAAAGAGGTAGAAGTATGTCTGTCTATCTCAACGGTGATCAGTGCGGTAAGTGGATGGATTTCAGCACCGGAGAAGGTGGTGACCTTCTTGACTTGATTATGTACAGCCAAGGTCTTTCTTTAGTCAATGCTATGGACTGGGCAAAGAAAAGATATGGTATCAGGGACAACACGCCTGCAAAAAAAGTTGCTCCGGCGGAAAAGAAAAATTACACCCTACCTAAACCTCCCGAAAGGAATGAGCATCAACACCTTCATGAATACATGGAGAAGAGAGGATTCAAAGATGTAGGAGAGGTGTGCTTCCGATACAAGATCTATGAGACAGATGCTAGAGGCGGTCAGGATGTAGTGTTTCCTTTCTTTGATACAGACGGCAAAGAGACATTCATAAAGACTAAGCCGATCAATCATGATGGCAACCCATCTACCCAGAAAGATCTAAAGCCAATCCTGTTTGGTTGGCAGGCAATCCCTGACACTGTTAGGAAGATCTGGATTACAGAGGGTGAGTGGGATGCTATTGCTTGTGGTGAGTTAGGTTTCCCTGCTCTATCTGTACCAATGGGTGGAGGTAAAGGTGCAAAGCAGACTAAGTGGATAGCTCATGAATACGAGAACCTAGCACGCTTCGAAGAGATCCTTATCGCTACTGATATGGATGAGCAGGGGGAGCTTGCCGCCGCAGAAATAATGCAGCGACTTGGTGATCGATGCTATCGAGTCAACCTGCCTACCAAAGACATTAATGAGCTCTTGCAGAAGGAAGGTTATGAGCAGGCTCAATGGATGCTCAAGTGTGCATATGAAGAGGCTCGGTGGAAAGATCCTGAGACTCTTAGATCTGTCTTAGATTTTGAGTCAGAGATAGATGACTACTTTGAAAACAAGGCTGATGACACTCAGGGCTTTGGCTCTGGTTGGGCGAAGTTAGACGAAGAAGACATCAAGTTCAGACCCAATGAACTCTGGGGTGTGTGCGGCATCAATGGTCACGGTAAATCAATGTGGCTAAATCAACTTGCACTCAACGCTGTTGAACAGCAACAGAAAGTACTAATCGCTTCGATGGAGATGACACCTAAAGCAACGATGGGTCGAATGGTTCGTCAGGCGGCAGGATCAGAGCAACCACCCCAACCCTATAGAAAGAAACTGCTTGAGTGGATGTGCCCAAACCTGTGGCTGTTTGTTGATAAGTTAACTCCGAAACCTGAAGACCTAATGTCCTGCTTTGAATATGCATATCGACGTTACGGCATTACCACATTCGTTGTCGATTCTTTAACCAATATGGTTAGGCAAGATGACTATGAGGGTCAGCAGAGATTCATAGAAAAGCTTGTCAACTTCAAGCTGTCATTTCCAGTCACGATATTCATTGTGACCCACGTCCGAAAGGGTGAGTCAGAGTACTCAGCACCAAACAAGTATGACGTTAAGGGTTCGGGGTCAATTACAGACCTTGCTGATGGATTCATATCCGTGTGGAAAAACAAGCGCAAGACAGAGCAGATTGAGCAGGCTGAAATGTTAGGTGAAGAGCCTGATGAGCAGTACACAAGGCAATGGGATATGTACCTAGAGGTTTTAAAGAATCGTAATGGTATGTACGAAGGCAAAGTTGGCTTTGAGTTCGACAATAAGTGCTGTCAGTACAGAGACAGAAAGAACGGCAAGGCTCGTTATTACATTAACTATTCAAAGGAGAACTAGATGGATCAAGAAGACTTCGCAATGAAGATTCGAGAAGCAGGCACAGCGGTTGGTAAGGCTGAGTATCAGCTATCGAAATCTGATGCAGATGAGAAAAGAATTGTCGCACAAACGATGGTCATGGCTGAAGCAAAAGGAGCTAAGACTAATGCCGCTCAATTAAGAGCTTCTGATGAAGACGCCAATGTGTATGAAGCCCGTCTTGCTAGAGGCAAGGCTAAGGGAATGTTAGCGGCGGCAAAGTCAGAGATGTTGGCAGCTGAAGTTGAGTTCAAAGTCTGGCAGTCAATGCTAGCCAGTGAGAGAGCTGAGCGGAGAGTTTACGGTACATGAAAGGACGTGGTGCGAATGCAGTTGATAAGAAATGGATGGATGACATCACTCAGTTTGGATGTTGTGTATGTCACCGTCAGTTCAACGTATTCACGCCTGCTGAGGTGCATCACATCGACGGAAAAACTAAAGAAGGGGCGCACCTTAAGTCGATACCCCTTTGTTACAAGCATCATCGTGGCGGTGAAGACAATGTTAGTTACACAAGTCGCCACCCTTTTAAACGGAGGTTCGAAGAGCGTTACGGAACACAAATGGAACTGCTCGACTGGACCAAACAAAAGATAACGGAGAAAAATAATGGTTAATGCAACACCTCAAGAGTGGGACGCTGTAAATCAGCCCAAACACTATAAGAAATCAGACGATGCGATTGAGTGCATCGAAGCTATCAAATCCTCTATGACATCTGAGCAGTTCAAAGGTTACCTCAAAGGTAATGTTCAGAAGTATGTTTGGCGATATGAAAATCATCCAAACGGAAAGGTCCAGTCATTGCAAAAGGCAAGAGTTTACTTGCAGTGGTTAGAAGAGGAAGAGAGTTGATAAACGGTCGCGCTAAGGGTCATGCGTTTGAGCGTGAGCTCATCAAGAAATTTCAAGATGAGTTCGGCTCCTGCGCTAATCACCTAAAGCGAAACCTAGATCAATACCAGACTTGCGGCAAGGCTGACATTGAGTTTCACAACTTAATGATCGAAGCCAAACGATACGCGACTGGTCACTGGTACAAGCCGGAGTGGTGGGAGCAAGCAAAGACTTCAGCAGGGGATGATTATATTCCGGTGCTGATATACAAGTACGACCGCCAACCGATACGCATGGTATTTCCGTTACGGACATTCAAGGAATACTCATTTAAACCTGTCGAAACAGTCACGGTGGATTGGGAGACAGGCATCTTGTTAATGAGAGAATTACTAGAGGTTCCCAATGAAGCCTGCAAAGTTCAATGCTGAAATAAAATTAGCCGCGAAAAAAACATACTACCCCCAGTGCCTCCAGTATATAGAGGACAACCTAGATCCAGACTTTCATGATCTAGCAAAAGCAACCCTACCCTATTACCTTCCAAGCAACATACTGGAACTGCCAAGCAAGGATGAAAGGCGAGCGGCAATAGACAGCATTCCAGATAATGCAACGCCCAGTCACAGTAAAGACTTAGTAAAGATTGGCGTTGAGATGCTGTGGAAAAAAGACAGAGCAAATGGGATTCGCTAAAGACCTCATTCGAGGCGAGGCGATTGAGCGTAACTTACTTGATCGGTTGAGATTGGTATTCCCTCAAGCTAGGAAGGCTGAGGGGTATCATCCCGACTGGGATATTGAGATTCCTGAGATAGGTAAAACTGTTGAGGTTAAGTACGATCCGATGTCGCAAAAGACAGGCAACATTGTGGTCGAGTACTACCACAACAAGCCGTCTGCATTCAGCGTGTCGCTAGCTGATTTCTGGGTGATTGATACAGGTAAGGGGGAGTATTGGTTTAGCAGGGAGGGGATACTTGAATGTATCTTGCTTGAAGGGATGGAGCCGGTCCAAATTCATGGTCCTCAGGACCGGCATCCAAAGTGGGTCTTTCTCATTCCGTTTTGTCTCTTAGTTGAATACTCAAACGCAAAGCTATTATGACTACCTTGGGCACTCTACTACGGTTAGCGGTTCGGCTGTAGTTTTTTACAGTGTCCAAGGGAATCTCTAGCATTTTTGAAACATCAGTCTGAGACAGATTGTGCTTTCGCATAAGGTGTTGCAGTTCTTCATTTGTTGTCACGTTGATTCCTTCTCTCTTGGTATTGTCTTTCTTTGTCCTGAACGATTAGAAAAGCTCCACTTAAAAGCACAGCCATTGCGGAAAAAAATACAATTGTAAAAATGATTTCAATAATCATCGGTAGTCTCCCATATCGAATACATTATCTCTAATTGGATGAGTCTGGATGCTGTCTTCATACTCTGAGTATTCAGAGATCCACTCTGCAAGCTCAGTGTCTTGTCGGTATCGATCCAGTGCGCTAATCCCCCACAAGTCTTGATTTAGCTCCTCTATCTTTGCGTACTCGACGGCAGACCTAACAGCGTAAGGGAAGTTGTCCGCAAAGATTTTTCTGTTGCCTAGATCGCACTGCGATATAGCTGAGTGCAGTAAGTTGAGTGCTTCGGCAAGCTTCTGTGTTCTGGTGTCTGCCATGCCTGCGTGTTCTAGCGTTTCTTTAAATAAAAACATGTTGCTTTCCTCTTTGATTAGTTCATTAGATACAACCCTCGGGTTGCACCTGAAAAACTAACGAAAAAGAGCGCCATCCTTAGCGCAATTTCGGGGTTTACCAATTCACCTCAGCGTATTCTGTGAGGTCGTCAGAGTTGCAGTCTGGGCAGTGATAGTAGTAGCTTGCCCTTTCAACCTTTCTGTCTCCGTATGGTTCCATATCAACCTCTTTAACAATGACAATTTCATCATCATTGCCAAAGAAGTCGCATTGCTCACATTTAAATTTGTTCATTACGCTACCTCCGCTGTCACTGGTGGATTGTTTCCAAACTTGACCCTGTTCCATTCGGGTACACGGTGCTTTTCAAAGCCGTTGACCTTCAGACTGTTCTGTATCTCTTGACGATAGCGCGGCATCACTTCACCTATAACTCTAAAGTGGTCGTCACTGTCGTCGTACAGATCAAGTCCTTGTTCAAGCCATTTTTTATGGATTCTACGTCTCTGTGCTTGAGAAGCTTCTCGAAGGTAATGCTTCACTCCATGACCCCAAAAGTAAGCAACCCCCATATAATCGGGGGTGCCTATAAAGGTTTCGTCTAGCGCATCTAGCTTGCAGAATGCATCGAAGGTAACGACGTTAAGGTCGATCATATAAGTTGAATCTCTCATCGCGCCACCTCCTTTTCTGGATTACGCAGCTCATACATTTTCATTGCATGTTGGATCTGATCGTCTTCACGCATATCATCCAGCTGAGCCATTGTGGTATTGACTTGTACTGTCATACCGTTCATGTGAGCGTATTCAACCTCAGTTGAAATACACACTAAGCCGATTGTGCCTAAGTAAACTTCTAACCTACTACTAACCGCATTAATCAAAGTACATAAATCATCGTTTGATAGCGTGTTAGCTAGGTTAATTATTTCTTGATGACGCTTCTTTGAAACTTCCATCACGCCACCTCCTTTGACTGCTTAATGAATGCCTGCTGTTGATCAATGATCTTGCCCATTCGAATAATCTCATCGCGTGCCCAAGACTTGTCACTGCCCGATTCCAGTATCTGCGTAAGCATTACTGCTGTTTCTTGCCATGTTGGCGTTGCATCAATTGTTTCCATGATTAATCCTCCTCAGGATTAGTTGTAGTGTTGGAATTAACACTAAGAAACTACCATTCAGGTAGCTCCCTGCTGTTTACTCCGACTAACTCTTCGGCATAAAAAACGGACTCTCTTTGATGACGTGGCAAGCTTTTTCGATCTTGATCAAGGTGTCTAGACGTATGCCGCCTCTCCGACCGCTGACAAAATCAGACACTGTGTTTAGGTGTACGCCTGACAATTCAGCAACTCGTTTTCGGTTTCGATTTACGAGGACGAACAATATTATTGCCTCTTTGGCTCGATCAATCTCATCGCTAGCTTGTTCGATACGACTTTTAGCTTCATCAATTCGCTTGGTGGTAGACTTCATTCCGCAACCTCGCAATGCTTATCGTAATCACGCGCCCATTCTTCAGAGACAGCATCAAGACCGTAGTCATAGATTATTTCATCAGGATTTTGCTTCCACTCGTGCATATAGCCAAAGTAGGAGTAGTCTGTTTCGGCTTGACCAGTGATAAGATATATACAGCCCATATCTCCGGCTTCACTGGCTTCCTTTGCTTCCTTGTAGCTAGTACCGCGATACTCATGATGACCTTCAATATCAACCTCAATTGTGTATCCTTTTTCTAAGCCCCATTTAATGAGGTGCAAGTGTGCTTTTTGCATATTTAATCCTCCTCAGGATTGTTGGTTATCTAGGACGCCCCACTGGGCGTTTCGACTGGTCACCATCCAGTTGCTCATCAGCTAGAATTTTTTGAGTCGGGGAAAATAAATCTTTCACCCTTATGCCGCCTGCTCCAATAGGTCAGTACTACCGTTCTCATCTAGATACTGAACAGCCTTAGACGCTTGCTTAGCCGCCTTAACGATATGTCTGGGGTCATCCTTAAGAGACTTAAGCCATGACTTAATATAGGACTCGTGTTGCAGTCCCTCGTAGGGGATACCTAACAGAGCACCACCCATTGCCGCACCTAACTCAGCAACTAACTCTTCAAAGGCATAGCCTTCAGATGCAAAGCTGTTATTGATCTGGCGCTTTAGTCGGTCAGAGTGACCAGTCCAATGGACCATCTCATGAAGCAGGGTTGCGTCATGATTTGCCTCAGTCGTAAAGGCATCAACTGATGGCATCTTGATGGTGTCAATGGATGGGATGAAACAAGCTTTATCACCACCATATTGAAGATTGATGTTGAGGCTATCAGCCAGTCTGTTGACTGCACCTGTACCCGCTGATGGTGGGGTGTATTGCTTGCCACCCTCTAGCCCTTCGATCTGGGCAACATTCCATACTGGGAAGCACTTGTTGATAAATCCCATCTTGTCATCGCCAGTCTGCTTATCTTTATAGATCGACTTAGCCATAAACCAGACATACTCACAGCCGCCATTCTCTGCGCTGTTCTTGGGTACAGTGCCACCCAGAGCGGTAGCTTGTTTGTAGGTTAGCCATCCAGTGTTCCCCCACTTTTCAGACTCAAACCCAAGGTTAAAGAAGTTGATCCCAGAATAGGGTCTGCCTGTACTGGCGTTATGGGGTACTGATCCGTCAGCGATTGAAGCCCACGGCTTCTGCCATCGATCAGCGCTCTCTAGGTTCTGGATAATTCGGTTGGTTACTTTCTCAAATAGTTCGTCATATTTTTTCATAATGGTTGCCTCCTCAGGCTGAGTTGAATAAATACAGTTGAACGCCCTCAGCGAAGGCGCTCTCAGTGCTTACTCAATGGAAGTTACGGTGATTCTTAATTGACCACTTCTCGATCACTGGCTGACCGTGGTCGTCCTCATCGACAACGATATAGGCGACAGTCTTTTTAACGTTGGCATATCGCCAACCTGAGTCATTAATTGGGTTGCAACTGACCCAGACTCTGTGCGGATAGTTGACGACTGGTAGCCAACTATCAGCAGGGTTGTTTGCCTCGTAAGCGAAATCAACACCGTTGCTGTGTTGAAAGTAGGTGATCTTTCTTGATGTTTGGGACATGGTGAGCCTCCTCAGGCTAGGTTGCTAAAGGCGATATAGATGACGGTAACCGTCACCCAAGCGCCAACTAGATAGATTGCTAGGTTAGTCTCGATAAACGCTTTAAATAGTTTCACAGCGACACCTCCATCTTGGCTTCAAATTGATAGCCCAGTCTCTTCATTAGCGCTCTGGTCTCATCGGTCAAAGTCTTGGTTCCTGCGATCTGTGCAAAGGTTTCACCGACAGTGCAGGTAGGGTAGACGGCTTGGGTTCCGTAATTGTTTTTAATCAATACTTGAATGGTCATGCTGTGCCTCCTCGGCAGTAAGTGTTTCGGGCTTGCTTGCCCTCATCAGTGCATCAGGTAGATGCAGACACTTAGTGGGTCTTGCCGCTTCACTCATTGAAACCATCCTTGGATTCTCCGAGCGCCCCCATGACCTCTGGGTCGGAATCAGTGTCTAATCAACACTTCATGGTTCGCACCGTAATCTCTAGAGAATCGCTTGTCAATACTTCAGCATAAAATAATTTACTCAAGCAGTTAAAATGTTACAATTGGTAACACGTTCAGATTATTAACCTACATTCAAAGCGGCAAAAGGTATGGAATTGAGTATTGAGAAGAGATTCGACAGGATCGAGCAAAAACTTGATCAATTAAGCGATACCGTTGCTGTATTGGCTCGCATAGATGAGCGACTGGTTAGTAGTCACAAGCGACTGGACAGACACGAAGGGCGCCTTAACCAGTTGGAGGGCAACATCCGGCAGGTTGAGCAAGACATTGCCAAGTCAGCAGGTAAGGGCATGGTTGCAGAACGAGCGGCATGGATCATATTCGCGGCATGTATCACGGCGATCGCGAAATTTTTATAGCGCGGGGAAAAACCTAAACCCCCCCAATTCCGACTTCTCCTATAGGGGAACATACAGATGAACATAGAGAGAGATACAACAAAGCCAACCGAAACAGTAAAGCCATTAAACCTAAGACAGCAAAAGTTTGTGGATTACTACGTTACTTCAGGCAATGCGACCAGAGCGGCAGAGCACGCAGGGTATGCACACGCAAATCACCAAGCATTCCGGTTGTTGGGAAATATTAGTGTAAAGGCGGCAATAGAGGCGATTAGAGACGATATGGCACAGGATACAGAGCAGAGAAGGGATCAGTGGATCAATGCATTGGAGCAACTGGGAACGCTAGCAGAGAAGGATTCTGACCGCCTCAGGGCTATTGAGCAATTATTCAAGGCTGAGGGATGGATTGCCCCAGAGAAACAGGAAGTTGTGCAGTTTAATGGCTCCTTTCTGGCTGACTTAGACTTGGATGAGGAAGATTTGGTTGAGTTAGAGGTTAAAGACCCTAACGATATCAAGGACTTACACTAGATCGACCAACTGCTCATAGGGCAAATGGTCTGTTAAAGGTGGTGTGTGGCGTCACGGGTCATGCGTAATAGAAGGTAGGGGGAGGGGTAGTTTCTGGCTTCTGACGACGATCGAGAGTGTGGTTCCATGGGGGACATGCCAGCCCCCACCACCGTATTTTGACCCCCCACGGGTCTTATGAGAGTACCGAGGCAAAAAATGAGAAAGCTATTAATGCGTCGTGTTACGGCACTTGAATACTTAGATATGGATGAATTGACGTTTGAGGCGTTTATTGTCCCTCATGTTACCTCTTTGCGCTTTGGTGGGAGCCTTTATTACTTAGCTGATCAGGTTGAGGATGCTGTTTACACGCTGATAGAGATTTCTTCGGATGATGAAGTGCATTTGCACCTAGTTGATTAGGGGGGGCGGTCCTTATGAGAGTACCCACCGTTACACAAATACAAAAAATAGAAAGAAGTAGGGCAGCGATTTGCACCTGCATCTACAAAGTAGAGCCTTATAGAGCTTTGGTGTGGTGTAACAAGTGCAAGGGTTATCAAAAACACAGCAGATTCATTGATCGGAAGGTTTGATATGGCAGATAAGAAGGATTCTAGACTAAAAAGTGCGGGGGTCAGTGGTTATAACAAGCCTAAGCGGACTCCATCCCACCCTACTAAGTCTCATGTTGTTGTTGCCAAAGAGGGTGACAAGGTCAAGACCATCAGATTTGGACAGCAGGGTGTAAAAACAAATCAGACGGTTGGTCAAAGAAAAGCATTTGAGAGTCGTCATGCTAAGAACATAAGCAAGGGCAAGATGAGTGCAGCTTATTGGGCAGCAAAAACTAAATGGGCGCCCTCCAAAACCAAGTCATCATCAACTAAGTGGAAAAAAGGAAGCTAATTATGCCAATGGTCAACGGTAAGAAGTTTGCATATACGAAAGCTGGTGTAGCAAAAGCAAAAATCGCGGCGAAGAAAGCCGCAGTTAAACCGAAAGCTAAACCAAAAGCTAAGAAAGGTAGCTGATTATGGGCAACGGTCTATACGCAAACATCAACGCCAAGAAAAAAGCTGGAAAAAAAATGCGGAATGCGGGTGACAAAGGCGCTCCGACTAATAAGGATTTTAAGCGTGCGGCTAGGACGGCAAAAAAGAAATGAAGAACTCTCGTGAAACACTTTATAGCAAGGGCGACAACCGCCGCCCTGAAGATACTAAAAAGTTTAATGAAAACTTCGATCGAATCTTTGGAGATTCTAAGCTCAACCGAAAAGAGCGAAACGATGTTCGGGCTCGAAAAAGAGGTTCCGATAATAATGGTTGAGGTAGAGCTTAAAAGATTTGCATATCACCCTGAGGGAACTCTAGGTGTTATAGATTTAAACGGAGAGCGCTTTTATACGATAGAGCGCCCTTGGTTAGATAACGCTCCAAACGTCTCGTGTATTCCTGAGGGGACATACGACACGGGCTGGAGAGACTCCCCACGGTTTGGTGAGACATGGCATATCAAAGATGTTGCGGATAGAACATACATACTGATTCACGCAGCCAACTTTTCTAAAGACGTTCAAGGGTGTATAGGGCTAGGGACTGGGTTGATGGGAGATCGAGTCGCTGTGAGTAATAGCCGTAAAGCTGTAGCAAGGTTTGAGGAGATTACGAGGAATATGGAGTGGCGGCTGAAAGTAAAGAGTGCAACATATGCGGGATTACCAAATCAATAGGTAACTTTTCTGCAAATCGTGGAGCTTGTAACAAGTGCCGGACATCAAGGAATAGAGATAGACAGAACTCGACGGTAGAGCTTTTTCTTGGAGCCCGATTAACGAGCATTAAACAACGTCACAAGCAAAAGAATTATGCGGGCACCCTAGTATCACTTGAGTACTTAATGAGCTTATACGAGCAGCAAAGGGGCATTTGCGCCATCTCTAACATACCTATGCACACAAGTACTGATTATTCTGATTTATGTGCGAGCCCAGACCGTATTGATACGGATAAAGGTTACGTCGAAGGCAATATTAGGTTTGTTTGCGCCCGAATAAATTTAATGAGAAACGATATGGATGACCATGACTTTGTCTGGTGGTGTAAGGCGGTGGTAAATAATCATGGAAATTGAAGAGGTAGCTCGCAAATTGAAGGGTAACTTCCCTTTATATAGTAAGAATATGCTGAAAATCGTGACAAAAGAGGGTGAATCCAAGCCTTTTGTCCTAAATGCTGCACAGTTACATGTCCATGCCATGCTTGAAAAGCAGCTAAAAGATCAGGGAAATATCCGCGCATTGGTCCTGAAAGCTCGCCAAACCGGAATATCGACGTACACACAGGGCAGAAACTTCTGGAAAGTCACGCAGAATCGCAATGCTAACGCATTCGTACTGTCGCATCTTGCCGAATCTACTAACGCAATTTTTAACATGGTGAGATACTTTTATGACAATGTCCCGCATCCGGCATTTAAGCCGCCGCTCGCTAGTCAGTCGGCGTCAACGTTGGTTTTTGATGACATCAATTCGCGATACAGGGTCGGAACAGCAAGATCAACCCAAACGGGACGAGGACAAACAAATCGATTTGTCCACGGCTCTGAAGTGGCGTTCTACCCACAAGGATCAGACATAGTCGCAGGTCTATTACAGACTGTCGGTGGTAAGAACACTGAGGTAATTCTAGAGAGTACTGCCAATGGTGCCGGTGGATGGTTCTACGATCAGGTAATGAAGTCGCTTCGAGGCGAATCCGAGTGGATTACTTGCTTTATTCCTTGGTACTGGATGCCAGAGTATAGAAAAAAAGTATCGCCCTACTTTGTTGCTACACCAGAAGAATATGATCTGGCTCAAAAGTATGGATTGGACGATGAGCAACTTTCATTTAGACGCGCCAAACTAGATGAGTTAGGTGGGACAGATTTATTCCGTCAGGAATACCCTAGTACCCCGCTCGAAGCATTTTTAACCTCCGGTCGTTGTTTCGTAGAAGAGTCCGCGATATCTCAATGTGAAAATAATTGTTACACCGCAGACTTTAAAGGCGACATTATTGACGGTAGTTTAATTGAGCGTGAACACGGCAACTATCAAGAATGGTATTCCCCCTCCAGAGAGGAAGCTTACGTCATTGGCGTGGATGTTGCGGAAGGTCTCGCCTATGGCGATTATAGTTGCGCCCAAGTACTTGACTCGTTAGGCAATCAAGTAGCCTGTTGGCACGGACACATAGATCCATTTGATTATGGCGCCCTAGTAGCAATGTTGGGAAAACGCTATAACACTGCATATGTAATAGTTGAGCGTAACAACCACGGTCTTGGTACGCTTCGTAAAATGCAAGATTTAGGTTATTCAAATTTATTTGTAGAGAGTTCTGTCGATGGTGCCTACGGAGATCGCTTGACAAAACGCGGAGGCTTTCTAACGACAAGCAAAACAAAACCATTAATCGTTGACAATTTAGCGGCGCTGCTTAGGCAGGGAGAGAGCGGTGTTGCAGATATAGAATTATTAAATGAGTTGCGAACTTACATCATTGATGATAAAGGGAGTTACAATTCCCAAAATGGATGTTATGATGACAGGGTGATGGCTTATGCTATTGCCCTGCATGGACTTGCTTCTATGCCGAGACCTCGGCACCGGACTATACAAAAACGTTTTAAATCGTTAGATCCTGTGACGGGTTATTAATCTATGCATGATGCTGAGTATGAAGGTGAAGAAGAACTAGAGAAAGAGCCAGATGGTTTGCAAGCGCAAAGTATGCAGAGTCTGGGTTCTCGTCTTGCCGGAACTTTTCAAGAGTATAAAGACGCTCGTAAAGAAACAGAAAACGAGTGGCTAAAAGACTTACGCCAATATCAGGGCATTTATGAGCCTGATGTACTTGCACGCCTAGATGCTGCGTCTGGTTCGCGATCAAAAGTATTCGTCGGGCTAACACGAACAAAAGTGATGGCTGCTTACAGTCGAATAATAGACCTGTTGTTTCAGCACGGCGATGTTTTCTTTTCTGTAGACCCTACCCCAGTCCCTCAGATCGATCCTCTTAAGGCGATGCAAATGCGCCAGATGGCTATGGAGCAGATCATGATGGCAAGCGGTCAAGATCCGATGATGAATCAGGACTTGGTAGCCGCAAGGATGGCAGAGCTAGAGGAAGAGTTTTTAGAATTAGAAATAGAGGTGGCTAAAAAAGCTGCCGAGTCTATGACTGTAGACATTGAAGACCAGCTTGTAGAGACCAACGCAGAAATGAAGCTCAAAGAAAGCATGTTAGAAGCATGTATCTTTGGTTCAGGTGCCGTAAAAGCTGGTACTGTGCGGATAGATAAGAAGCAGTCTTACTCTAAGATGCTTGATCCAGAGAGCGGTGAGCAGGGTTATGCGCTCAGCGTTGTTGAAACTGTTGCTCCTGATGTAGAAAGCGTCAGCATCTTCGATCTATATCCCGACCCTTATTGCACAACGCTAGATGACTGCGATGGATTGTTCCGTCGTCACGTTTTAACACGCCGCCAAATGCGTGATCTGGCTGACCTACCCCAGTTTGATGGCGACATGGTTAAGTATCTTCTTAAGATTCACCGTAACGGTAATCATACAGAGGAAGATCACGAGACTACACGACGCAGAATTGCTGGTATACATGAGAACTCTGAGTCCAATCGCTTCGTTGTTATGGAGTATTGGGGCACTGTAGATGGTTACGAGCTAGAAGAGCACGGCATAGAGTTGGAGGAAGATGCAGATCTTTCTGATGATTACTCTGCTTGTGTGTGGGTATGTGACGGGAAAGTATTAAAAGTAATGCTAAACCCGATTACTGGTTACAAAATTCCATACCATATTTTCCCGTATGAGCGCAGCCCCCATCAGTTCTGGGGTACAGGCGTGCCTCGTATGATGCGTGATTCTCAGGGAACTATGAATACCGCAACAAGAATCTGGCTAGACAACATGGCTTTGTCTTCTGGTCCTATGGTCGAGGTGAATACAGACTTGCTTGCAGCAGGAGAAGACCCGACAGACATCCACCCTTGGCGAGTATTCTTGCGTGAGGGTGGAGACGGTTCTATGCCTGCTGTTAGATGGTATCAGCCAGTAGCGAACGCTAATGGACTGAACCAGATTGTGGAGATATTCCGAAGATTTGCTGATGAGACTACTAGCCTACCTAGCTATACACATGGTGAGCAGACACAAGGTCTAAATAAAACAGCAACAGGTATGTCTATGCTTATGGGTGCAGCAAACATTGCACTTAAAAGCACAATTAAAAATATTGATGACTTCTTGATTGAGCCAATGATTGAGGCTTTGTTTCACTTCAATATGGAGTTTGGAACTAACGAGAAGTCAAAGGGTGACTTGCGAATTGTTGCACGCGGCAGTACCTCTCTCGTTCAGAAAGAGATACAGAGTCAGCGTTTACTTCAGTTCTTGTCAATTGTTGGGGAAGATCAAAGTGGCGTTGTTAAGCGCACACAGCTTCTTCGAGACATTGCTCAAAGCATGGATATTGACCCCGACGAAATTATTAAGACTGAGGAGCAAGTAGCTCTTGAACAGCAGCAACAACAACAATTACTCCAAGCTCAAATGCAACAGGCAGCAATCGCAGGCGATCCTGCGGCTCAAGGCAATGCCGGAATGGGATCTCCTTCGGGACTTAATTAAAGCCCGATTTGATAGTGCCCAATCAGCATTAGAAAGAGCAGACGAGACGAATTTTAGGTTCGAGCAAGGCAGGCTATTAGAGCTGCGTTTTATGCTTGAACTTGAAGACGCGGCAAAAGCCGTTCTAGACAAAGCGCGGACCCCTAAAAGGATATCCGCAATAGACTAACGAATATCCCATTGTGGGACTCGAAGGAAATTAATAATGTCAAAGAGAAATGACCCAGCGCGACTGGAAGCTGAAGCGAAAGAATTGTTCGAACAAATGACTAAAGGTAAGACTGAGACCCTAGAGGCAGATCAACCTCAAGAGGATACCCCAGAAGAACCCGAGGCGTTGCAAGTAGAAGCCCCCGATCCCACGGACAAGGTTGAAATTCAAGCGGATGAGGACACAGAAGAAGAGTCAGAACGCAGCGAGGACTCGGAACTGAAGTTGGCTTTAGAAAAAGCCGAGAAAGCAATGAAGGGCGCACAGGCGAGAATGACGAAAGCAACTCAAGAAACTGCTGACTTGAAGCGGCAAAATGCCGACCTGATCAAAAGTGTTACGGAGTTGAAGAGTCAACTTGTAGAAGTTTCTAGGGATGACAGCAAGCTGGCACAGATTCGGGAAGATTATCCTGATCTAGCTGGACCTTTGCTTGATGAACTTAAGCGGACGCAAGATGAAGTTGGTAAGGCTAAGGAAGCTTTAGCTGAGCAGGAACAAAGTAAATATCAGGCGTTAGAGGCGCAGGCACATGCTGAGCACTTCGAGCGGATTCGATCTGTACACCCTGACGTAGATTCCATTGTGGACTCTGCTGATTGGTTGAACTGGTTAGAAGATGCGGACGCTCAGACGAAGACTTGGATTCAAGAAGGTTCGTCTAATGATGTAAACACTGTTCTTTCGAAGTTTAAGGCGGATATGGGCGTACCAGCTCCCACGCTGCAAGAGCAGGCTCTTGAGCGAGCAAAGACGGTTGCAGAACCTAAAATGCCCAAAGCTCGAAAGTCACAAATTAAAGGCGATAAGAAATACTGGACTGTCGATGAGATTATGAGGATGCCAAACCAAGTGTTTGAAAAGCATCAAACAGAAATTCTCAAAGCGATGGAAAGTGGATCGATACGCCGCTAATCTCTTGTGAGGTAATAAAATGTCTTTTTCACAATTTTCAACGGGTGCTACATCTGAAGTAAACTTTATCCCAGAGGTGTTTTCCAAACTCCTTCAGGCTAAGTTCTACAGCAAATCAATTTTACCCGAAATTTCAAACACCGACTATGAAGGTGAGATCTCTGGTCAAGGCGACAAAGTTGTTATTCGTACAGTTCCGGCTGTAACTATTAATGACTACGCTGGCACTATCACAACTCAAGAGCTGACTACTGCTAAAGTAGAAATGCTTGTTGATAAAGCTAAGTACTACAGCTTTAAAGTTGATGATGTGTTGGCTGCTCAAGCTGACATTAACATGCTAGAAGCTGCATCTACTGATGCTTCTGAAGGTATGCGTATTGCAGTTGAGACTGACGTATTGTCTAGCGCTGTCACTGGTGCCACTACTATCGGTGCACAGACGACTATCACGTCTTCCAACATTTTGGAAAACATCTTGGTTCTTTCTAAGACTCTTGATGAGTTGAACATTCCAGAAGAAGGTCGATTCATCGTTCTTTCTCCTGAGTTCATCTCTATGCTCAAGCAGTCTGAGTTGCGTCAAGCGTACTTGACTGGCGATGCTACTTCTCCTCTCCGTAACGGATTGGTTGGAATGGTTGACCGTTTCAAGGTATTCCAAAGCAACATGGTTTACGCCCCTGCTTCTGGTGCCGACGCGGGTTACACCCACGTTCTAGCCGGTCACCCAAAAGCGTTGTCCTTCGCTTCACAGTTCACTAACACTGAAACTGTTCGCATGGAAAGCACTTTTGGCGATCAGGTACGTGGTTTGAAGGTGTACGGTTCTAAGGTTGTTACTCCTGACGCACTTTGCGTTGGTAAGTGGACCTAAGATCGACTAATGATCGGGGGAGGTTTTCCTCCCCCTTTTTAGCGAGACACTTATGACCAAGAAATCAAAGACAAAAAAAGACGAGATATTCATTCAGGCTAAGGAAGACTTCAACGTTAATTTAGACAGAAGGCTAACCCTTGAGCAGCTAGAAGATCAGGTGCAGAGATTAGCTAAAGATAAAGCTAACCCTCCAAAAAAGACTGAAGAGCTTATCCCGAAGCGGGTCAAAAATGTTATCACTGGTAACGAGTTTGACTACAACCCGATTTTTAAAAACAACCCCGATTTACAAGTAATCGAATGGGAGACCGATAATGGCGACAACTAAGGTAATAGACATTTTAGATCGGGCTGCAATTATTCTTCAGGATAATACGAATGTCCGGTTTCCAAACTCAGAGCTTTTAAAGTTCTTTAACGATGCACAGAAAGAAGTTGTATTGCATCGTCCAGACGCAACAATGGTTAACACTACGTTTGCGTGTGCAGCAGGCAGTAAACAAACACTTCCGACGCAAGCTTTGCGTTTAATTGAGGTGGTTAGGAATGTTGGCGGTAGAGCAGTGACTCAAGTAGAGAGAAGAATCCTTGATGAGACTTTACCTAACTGGCATGAAACAGCTGCGGGAACAAATAAGATTGAGCACTATGTGTACGATCCCGCCGACCCAAAGAATTTTTACGTTTACCCTAAGGGTGCTAGTGGAACTCACAGCCTAGAAGTTGTGTATAGTTCTGCACCGGCAGAAATTTCTATATCGAACTTCGATACAGACACGACCGTAATCAGTTTGGATGACGTTTATTCAAATTGTATATTAGATTATGTATTGTATCGCTCATATCAGAAAGACTCAGAGTTTGCCGGTAACGCTCAAAGGGCAATGATGCACTATCAAAGCTTTGCTAATGCCTTAGGCGTTAAGACCCAAGCGGATAGCGCAACCACGCCAGTACCTGCAATGATGGGTAATGGCTAATGAAGTATTCTGATTTTTCTCTGTACGTTCGACCTGAGGCGCAGGGCGCTCCTGACTTTCTTATTGAGAGATCGGTAAGAGATTCGGCAATAGACTTTTGTGCTAGAACTGACATCTACATACCGGAGCCCGAGTTCATTACGGTAATTGCTGGACTGAACGAATATGCTGTATCTCTACCTACAGGCACAGAGTTAAATCACATTCTTGACGTTTTTAATGACAAGACTGCTTTGAATCCTATTAGCTACAGCCAATTACTGCTTCGTTTAGGCGATGAAAACACAACAGGAACGCCTGCTTATTATGCACAGCGTGACAACTCTGACTTCTATTTAGCGCCAATTCCTGCTGAGTCTGATTCATTCAGAGTTTTGTATTCAGTTAAACCGACATCAACAAGCACAAGTATCCCTGACAGTGTAGGTAAGGAGCATAGAGAAGCTATTGCTCACGGTGCATTGTATCGGCTACAAATGATGTCAGGTCAGCCTTGGTCCAACCCTAACGCTGCTGGTAATAACAAGCAGCTGTTTGAGAGAAGCGTTGGTCGAGTAATACGTCAGGTGAAGTATGGATTTAGCGGTGGTTCTTTAACCTGTAAACCGAGGGCATTTATCTGATGGCATATTTAACTACTATCAATCTAGTTCAGGGAGACCAGCTGCCGGAGATTGAGATCACTTTAAAAGATAGCAACACTGCTGTTGCTGGAGCTGTACTTGATGTTGATGATCCCACTACGTTTGCAGCTCTTGATTTGACTGGTGGATCTGTTCGAATGAGAGTTCGTGTTGTTGGTCAGACTGCTTTAGTGGACACCTTGCTTGGTACTATTACCAACCCTCAAGCAGGAAAGGTAACGTTCCTTTTTGACTCAGACACTTTAGATAGTAGTGGTGTTTTAGAGGGTGAGATTGAATTTACAGACTCGGCTTCTAGAACTCAGACTGTTTTGGATTTGATTAAGTTTAAAGTTCGATCACAGTTCGGTTAATAGCTTATGGCTATTAAGGCTACAGTATCCTTTAAAACCATCCAAGCTACAGTTTCTCACAGGAAGCTGAGCTTAGATGCGTCGTTAGTTCCTGAATTAGGTAATCAGATATCTTTTTCTAAGTTAACTGCTGTAGCAAACTGGAAAAACCTCTATCTCCACGACGTACATGTCAATGCTGAAAGAACAATTTACACGTTTAATGATCAGTACTCATTAGCTGATTCTGCTGTATTTGCCGTAGATAAGGGTATAAACGACACGCTTGGATTCTTATCACCTGACCCTGTGTTTACGGTCGGAAAGGTTTTATCTGATAATATTAACTTTGCTGACTTTGCACGAACACAAGCGGGAAAGAACGTATCAGACCCCTACTCCTTAACTGAGTCTCATGCAGTTACTGTAGGCAAGGCTTCTGTTGACTCTTTTGCTTTCAGTGAAAATGTCCACACGCTTTTAACCTTCATACGATCCTTCAATAACCCAGTAGTCATGGCTGAGAGCATTTCATCTCATGCCGGAAAGGCTCTATCTAATAATTATAATTTTGCGGATCAAATATCTACCCACCCCAACAAAGGTGCTGTTGACGCTCAATCATTTACAGAGTCACAAACATTTGTAGTGGGTAAAGGTATATCAGAGCCAGCCATCTTACTGGACCAGTTAACCATAACAAGACAGCCAAACAACTTTGTATTTAATCAGGTCGGTAGCGCAGTAACGGTAACGGGTGAGCTTAATGACACCGTAACATTCTCAGACGCAACGCCTACCTTTGTTATAAATACCACCCTTCAGGATTACTACACGTTAGATGATTTTGCTCAGATTGATAAAGATGTTGAGGGTGTTAAAACTAACGTGGTTGGTATGTCTGATAGCTTGGCGTTTGACCATATTGTAACGCACGCTTTATTAAACAGAACGTTAGTCGGCAACATGGTTCTTAACGCAGGCTAGCTTCTAGGTGTAAACAGGATTTATTTGCTTTGTCAAATACTGTTTCAACCACTATAATGTATTGTGAAACCACTGACTTTTTCCTGCGTCGGAGTCTGTCATATCAGTACCTTAGCTACATGACGCAGTTACGCTGTCTTCATGGATAGGAAAGTTCGACAGTTCAGTATTGCCGTTATTTAAAAATATACGGCAGTAAGATATTGAATGCTGATTAATTCGGAGACCTACCATGATCGTTGATGATCTAAATTTAAAAGGGCGCTTGACTGTTAACTTAATAGCAGCAGACGGCACCACAAAAGAAACTCAAGAAATTCCCAACTTGGTTGTTACTACAGGTAAGACCTTTGTTGCATCTCGTATGGCTGGAACGTCAGCTACCGTTATGTCGCACATGGCTATCGGTACATCCAGTACGGCAGCAGCTGTAGGTAATACTACACTGGGCTCAGAAGTTGCGCGAGTCGCGCTTGCTAGCACTACAGCTACAAACAATGACATTGTTTATGTCGCCACGTTCCCCGCAGGAACTCCTTCCTCTTCGGCTGGTGTTGTTGAGGCTGCAATCTTTAATGCATCTTCAAGCGGTACGATGCTTTGCAGAACTGTCTTTTCGATTATTAACAAGGCAAGTACAGACAGTTTAAGTATTACGTGGACAATTACAGCTAGCTAGGAGCCATAAATGGCGATTAAGTTCTCGAACCTAGCTAGCACTACGCTGGCTAGTGGCGTTTCTGATACAGCAACGTCTCTCAGTGTTACCAGCGCTTCACTCTTCCCTACGTTGGGAGGCAGTGATTATTTCTATGCAACAATCGGAACGGGTTCAGGCTCGGAGATTGTCAAGGTAACAGCCATCTCGGGAACGACCTTTACAGTTGTAAGGGGGCAGGACGGCACGACTGCAATAAGCCATTCCTCTGGCGCGGAGTTTTCACTCCGTGTAACTGCTGCTGCACTAAATGATTTAAGCACCCAAGCCGACACAGAATCTGTCTCCATTACTGGAGATACGATGACAGGCAACCTGTCACTTGGTACAAACAATAAGGCAATCTTTAACAGCCAGTTAGAAATCTATGGTGATGGTAGCCATAGCTACATTTCGGATGTAGGCACTGGCAACTTAATTATCAAAGGAACGCACCTCAATCTACGCGATGCAAACAATACGCTGTATATGGAAGCCCTCCAAGGCGGTGCTGTAACTTTACGCCACGCAGGAAATATTTCTGTAGCCACCACCTCTAGCGGAATTTCGGTCACGGGAGATATTACGCTAGGTGACACAAATCCTACTATTACCTTTAACGATTCAAGCGTTACAAATTTATCGCACACGATTTTGTCTGCTAGTGACAATTTAAGAATTACATCAGATGCTAATAGTGTTGACTCAGGGTCTAGGGTAGAAATTTTTAACGGCTCTACTGAGGTTGCTAGATTTTCATCAGGCGCTGTGTTGGTATCAGGCTCAGTGACAGCCGATGGGCTTACTGTTGATAGAAACGGAGTTCAAAAGAGAGGTATTCAATGGAATCGCAGTGGGACGATAGATGCCGCAATAAATCTTGATTCTGACGAAATAGTAAAATTTGATAACTTTTATAACGGACGTTATCAGTTTAGGTCAGGGGCTTCTGGGTCTGAAGTGCTTAGGCTAGACATAGCCACTGGCGGTGACATCAGCTTCTACGATTCTGCGGGGACTTCACAAAATTTCTATTGGGATAGTTCTACCTCGCGGCTAGGGTTGGGCGTTACGAATCCTGCTTCTCTGTTACATTTATCTGGTGCTAATGGGTCTGGTAGGCTTGAATTACAAAACACATGGGGAACTACAGTTACAAATTGGAGAATAGCGCCCGTAATATCAGGTGTATCCAACAATGGCTTTGAAATACGAGATGTAACGCAAGGTGTAAGCCGCTTTGTTATAAACTCATCAGGCAACGCCACGTTCTCAGGTAGCGTAGGTATTGGTACTAGTTTGCCAACTTCTTATGCTGATACAACACTTCATGTCAGTGGTTCTACAGGCTCTACTTTAAAACTAAGCTCAGACGCGCAAGGCAATGCCAATACAGATGGTTTTGATATTAGTCATTCAGGAGTAACTGCGTTTATCAATAACCGTGAAAACGGAGATATGCAGTTTAGAACAAACAATGTAGAAGCCATGCGAATTGATGCCTCACGAAACCTGTTGGTGGGTAAAACTACGCAAGGTCTCGCTAATGCAGGTTTTGAGGTTGCACCCACTGGACAGGCATCGGCTACGCAGTCTGGGGCTTCTTGCCTAAGACTTAAC